CAAGCAGGTAAGTTTGCACCAAAAAAGAAAACACCTTTGAGGGGTTCAAAGTATTAAGTAGGTAACAATTCCGCCTATTGGTATGAACCAATCGGCGAAACTTGCTCATACTTTATACGGGGAGCCAACTACTAAGCACTCCCGTCTTGCCCATGCAGAAGGCGCACGCCTTGCTGCTCCATCAGGTCCGTACATCGGGCGTAACCGTTGCACAGCCAACGATGATACATGTGAGGGTCCTAAAGCCCGTGGGACAGATTTCTGTATCGGACATCTAAGAAATAGGGGTCAGGCTTAATGGCAATAACGCTTACAACATTGCGTTCACAGGTCAGAGATATGGCTGACCTTGATGAAAACGATTTGTCTAACGCTGTTATTGACCAGTTTGCCCGTGAAGGCTTTCAACGCATTTATGCGTTGGAACGCCGTTGGCCGATTCTGCAAGAAACATACACATTTAACACGGTTGCTAATCAGCGTCAGTACACAATATCTACAATCGGGGATATTCGAGAAATCATCTCTGTTGTGGACACATCAACTCAGGGTGCAAGACTTACCTTAATTGATTACAACGATGCTGAGAGCATTTGGTTGGGCAACTTGGATGTTGCCAGCCGACCATACTTTTATAGTTTTTGGGACAAACAGATATGGTTGTGGGCTAAACCGGACATTGTGTATCCAATGACCGTTCGTGCTTTTCGTAATCCCGTTTATACCTGGTTGAGCGACATTACCGAGAACATCGACCTTGATGAATGGTTCCATGCTATTTTGCCGTATTTTGTTCTTGCTCGTGTGTATCAGCGTCAAGAGGACTCTGAGCTTGCGAACATGTATATGAAGTCTTTTGAAGAGGGTGTTGCATTTGCTCGCCGTGACTTGATGAAGGCATCGAGTGCACAGCCTGTTGTGATGTCCGGTGGACGACAGTACCCAACGATGAAGCGTTGGTTACAGACTCTTGGCAGGACGCTGTAATGCCACAATTAGTTATTGAACGATACGACGATTTTACTGGTGGTCTGAACCTTAGGGCAGACCAGTTTCAGTTGTCTAAGAATGAATCTCCCGACATGTTGAATGTTGAGATTGACCCTCGTGGCGGTTTGTTTAGTCGTGGAGCGTTTAGGGAGATTAACTCAACGGCTGTGTCGGGTACCTGGGCTCCAAAGCGTCTTACATGGTTTAAGGGCTCGTCACAGTATTTGATGTTAACTACGGAAACATCCGTGTATCAAGGTACGGGTACAAACTTTACCCGTTTAGATTTTGGTTCTGGTACACCTATTGTGTCTGCAAGCACAAGTGGTTCATCGTTGGCTCAATGGGGTGACACGATGTATATGACAACTGGCAAGACTGGTGTTGCAACATATAAGTGGAAGGTTACTGACACTTATGCTACTGCATTGACTGTAAGTGCACCAACCTGGCAGGCTTATGTAAGTCCTGTAGGTGGATATTTTCCTAAAGCAGAACATGTTATTCAGCATACAAACAAAATGTTTGTTGCAAACACAAAAGAAGATGGAACATCTTATCCAAACCGTTTGCGTTGGTCTCATGAAGGTTTGCCAGAGGATTGGCTTTTTGCTGACTATCTTGATTTTAATGGTGGTGGTGACGGTATTACTGGTCTTGCTGTTGTTGCTGGACATTTGGTTGTATTTAAGCCACAGGCAATCTATGTTTTGTTTGGCTATGACTCAACTGACCATCAGGTTGTTGAATTATCAACCAACCTTGGTGTAGACTTTCCAACCCATATTGCATCTTCTGAACAGGGTGTGTATTTTTATGTTGGGTTCAAAGGATTATTTTACTATAACGGAAACACGGTTGTTGACTTGTTTCAGAACCTTAAGGCTATGTATCCACTTGGATACATTAACAATAACTATAGTAGCAAGATAAGTGTGTCTTACGTTAATCGCAGGGTGTGGCTTGCTGTCCCTTATTCGACTGGTGTCGCTGCCACAGAGGTAACTACCAATTTGGTTTACGACCCGAGTATTGGTCGGAATGGTTCTTGGAATAGGTTGTCATCTGCAGATGATTATGGTCTTGTGGGTGGAGCAGATTTCAAAACAACTGCTGGCGTAAGCGTACCCGTGCTTGCACATCCAACACTCCCAAGAGTGTTGGAGGTAGAAGTGTTTTCTTCTGAGACAGATTTTATTAGCCAAACAGAAGCAAATTTTGCAACGTATTATCGCACGGGTTGGGTTGATGGAAACAATTACTCAATGAAGAAGATGTGGCGTAGACCAGATTTTGTTCTTAAGCAGGTGGACACGCAGCGCACATTAAACATTAAAGTGTTTCATAATTTTGAAGAAGCGACTGGCAACGAACGTAAGAGTATTGATATTGTTCTTCCTGCTTCTGCTAGCGGTGGACAGTGGGGAACAATGCTTTGGGGAAGTGGTACTTGGGGTGTAATTGCTCAAGGTGCTGAGGTTCGTCGTGGAGCTAATCTTGGATTGGCACGATGTGTGCAATTGTTGTTTACCGGTCCGACTGGTGGCGAATGGGGCATTGACAGTATTGCCTATAAATATAACAATCGAAAGGTTACTGGATAATGGCTCTAACTATTCCAAATACATTTGTTGATGCAACCATTGCTGAAGCCTCTGAGGCTAACGGCAACTTTACTGCTGTTAAAAACTTTGTTGATGCATTACAAGCAGGCACAAATTTTACTGCTGGAGCAATTCAGACTGCTGCTATTGCCGATGGTGCAATTACTTCTATTAAGTTGGCTAGTCCTGTGACTGGTGACAGTGACCAGATTGTTTTGGGGACATCGATATTCTCATGATGGAACCACTATCAATTCCTGCTGTAACGACACTCAATTCTTCGGATGCTGTTGCTATTCGTGTGATTGTTTCTGCATTGATTCAGGCAATTGATTCTATGCGTAAAGATATTGAGCAATTGAAGAGTCGTCCTATTCCCAAAACAAACAATTTGTACAAAGGTAATTTCTAATGGCATTTAATCCAGCAGAATACGCAGCTAAGTTGCAGGCTTTGATTAGTGGGTTTAATACTCAGAGTAGTCGTGCTTTATACGACAATCAGATATTGAATCAGAATGCACGTCGTGCAATGGTTGATGTTGGTGCGCAGTATGATAAACAAGCTCCACAGTTGGTGGCTGGTTATGGTCGTAGTGGACGTAATACTGCGAATGTGAAGAGTGGTGCTTTTGCTTCTGCAATGCAGGATTTTGCTAAAGACCGTGTTGACAAAACCGGTCAAGCGCAAGGTGCGCTTGACACTAGCAATGCTTTTTATCAGAGTGATTTGGGTGAGCGTCAGGCTCAGCTTGCTGCTGACAAGACTGTTATACAGCAGCAGAAGGCTCAGCAGATTGCTGAGGATGCAGGACAGATAATGCAATACAGAGCAGGAGCATATGCATGAGTGCAGATAGTATTACGAATAACGCGGCCAAAAAGGGCAATAAGGTTGTTGCATCTGTTCCTCCGACATTGGGTGTTAGTACTTATGATTGGGTAAATGGTGCTTCTGCTCGGCCGGAAAATCGTCCTAGGACTGCTGACCGTGCTGGACGAGTTGGTAGTTTGGTTACAACCGCCGCTGCTGGTCAAACTCCATACAATTATGAAGCTGGTACAACAGCACAGAATTATGCTTATGACAAAGCTAATATGTACAATCAGGCTGGACCACAGGCTGGTGCTGTAGACCCTTATGCTGCTTATGGTGGTCTTGCTGGTTTTGTCAAGGCGCTTCAGGGTGGTGGCACTAGTGGTACTTCTTCTAAGGATACTGCTTTGGATTGGGCTAAGTGGAACGCTGAGCAGTCTGCTGCGAAGAATACTACTGACACTCAACTTCGTGCTTTGCAGGGTTTGCAGGGTCGTTTGGCTTCTGGTGGATATCGTGGTAACGCTGACACTTTGTTGGGTTTGATTGACAACAACAACACACAGGGTCAGGCTGCGATTTGGGATAATTATAATACTGGTATTAGTGACATTAATGCTGGATATGACACTGCTCAGGGAATGGTTAATAGTGGTTATGGTGATTTGAATAGTTATCTTGGCGCTAATCAAATTAACCCTTATGCGAATATTCAACAGCAGTCAAGTCCTGTGAATAACGCTATGGCTAATTATTTGAGTGCTTATGGTGTTTCCAATGACCCCGTTAATCAGCAGGTTCAGGCTTCACAGATGGCGAATCAGCAAGGTGCTGATTCGTTTAATCAGTTGCAACAGTTGATGTCTGCTAATCAGTTGTCAAACAATCAGTCGAATCTTGGTTTGTCACAGATGGCACAGAATTACGCAACCACTGGTTTGGGTTCACAACGTGCTGGTTATCAGGCGAATGCTGATGCTGCACGTAGAAGTGCTATGAATCAGTTGATGGACCAGATTAATACTGCTCGTTATGGTGTTGAGCAGGATGTTGGTACTCGAAAGAATGCACTTGAGGAAGCTATTATTGCTGCTGGTGGTAGTACTAGTGCTACCGCTGCGGATGTCAATCCAGATACAGGACGTGTTGATACTGGTCCTGCTGCTGCTGGTTCTGGGGATAATGGTCAAAAGCCTGTTGAGGGTAGTGCTTCTGCTCGTGCACAGCAGATTGCTGCAGCACCTGACAATTATCCTAATTTTAAGACTGCTTTGGCAGATTTAAATCCTAATTATAAGTTCACAACAATGGCTGCAGCTAAAAAGAAATTTCCTGCTTTGGCTAAAGCGTTTTAAGTAACAAAAGGACTAATTAGTATGGCTGACCCGTATAGCGACATGATTGCTGCATTGATTGCTAGCAAGGGCGGTTCTGACTTTTCATCGAACACGATGGACCCTGTTATGCAATATTTGAATGGTTCTTATCAGCAGGCTCCGCAGTTTGACATTAATCAATTGTATGAGCGCACTGCTCCTACTTTTATGTCTGCTGCTGCGCTTGGTGAGACTTCTCCCCATGCTATTGCTGCTGCTCGCATCAAGTCGGGTCAGGCTCCTTGGGAGTTGTGGCGTGACAAGAACTTGCAACAACAGTCAGGTATGAGTCCTGAAGAATGGAAATCGTTTATCAACGATTTGGCTACTGAGCAACAGACCGTTAAGAAAGCAATGCTTGACCAGAGTCTGCAACAAGATGTATTTCAGAAGGCTGGTATGCGTGGTGCCAATGCTTCTTACACTGACATGAATCCAGATGGTACTCAGACTTATGCTTCGGATGCTTATCAGTTTGCTCCTAAGCAGTTTGACCAATTGCTTGCTAATCTTCCTGCTCAACTTGCCAGTGATGTTGCTAGACGCAAGTCTGTTGATGCAAAGTATGGTGCTCCTGTTGTTGAGACTGATAAGGATAAGATTTTGAATATGCTTTATAATGAGTCTTTGGCTAAACGCGATAGTACGGAGCGTGAAAAGGTTAAGGGTAAGCAGATTTGGTCTCGTGACCCATTGACCGACAAGATGGTTGTTTCGTATGAGAATCCCAAGGTTCGCGGTGCTGGGGATAATTATTCTTACGCTAACGGTAAGAGTGTTCCTTGGTTCAACGGTTCTAAGCCGACTTGGAGTACTTTTAATCCATTTGCTAAGGGTTCGGATAATCCCGATATTGCGACTGTTATGTTGGAAAGTCTTGTTCGTCGTCCTTTCAGTCAATGGCTTGGTTTTAAGCCATTGGTGGATAGGGTTGCAACTTCTATTGGTGCCAATAATCCTCGTAACCAGAGTAGTGCTGCTATGCAGGACGCTCAGCAGTTGCTTAAGTTGCAAGGTTCTGCTCCTATGGAGAACAAGATGGCGAGTGCTATTGGGCGTTCGGATGCGAACGCTATTAATGCTTATATGGACCGCAAACAGGGCAGTGCTGTTACTACACAGCGTCAAGCAGCAGAACTTGCTGCACAAGTTCTTGCTTCTTTGGCACAGCAGGGTGTTACTCCTTTGAAGACTGACATCATGAAAAACGCTATGTTGAAGCGTTCAACAAAGCATGGCTAACCCTGCAGGAAAGCCGATTGACATTGTTGCACAATTGGATGCAATTGCTGCAAAAGACCCAGTGTCTCAGTTGTCTGTTAAGCGTCGTGCTGCTGTGCAGCCCGACGTTTCTTGGTTGACCAAGAGTTCTCCTCTTGCGTCTCAAGGTCAGACATCTAATTTGCTTGCACAATTGGATGCTAATCCTTACATAAAGAAGTCTTTGCCATCTTTACCCAAGCCTAGTGCTGATGCAAGTGCGTTAAAGCATTTGCTTATGCCTTTACAGATTCTTGATACACCACGTCGTGCTGTGATTTCTGGTATTCGTGAAATTGTTGACACAATGGATAGTGACCCTAATACGAAAGCTTCGTTTGGGGATTTTTTGAATCAGACAAAACAGTTTGATTATGGTTTTGGCAAGGCGTTTCCAATGAAGGGTTGGGCTGGTCGTATTGTTGGTTTAGTTGGAGATGTTGCATTAGACCCTTTGACTTGGGCTACTTTGGGTGGCACAATTGCCGCTAAAGGTACTATTAGATTGTCTGGTTCTCAACTTTCTCATTTGATTGAGGGTGGTGTTGAGAAGGCTTCTGCTGAACAGTTAGCCAAGGTTGGTGTTACTAAGTTGGGTGAAGACCTTTATGAGACTTCTGCTCGCAGGGCTTTGTTTGGTGTTAAGGGTTCTGGTCGTGCTGCTGCAAAGAGTGTTATTGGTCGTGAGGGTAGAGAGAAGCTTGCTGTTTTTACGCAGCAACGTATGGAATGGATGACCAAGACTGGTCTTGCTAATTTTTCCAAAGAAGAAATAGCATCTGCGTATCGCAATATTGCTTTGCAGGGTAAACAAAATGTTCCAGACATTATTGCCAAGGAACTTGGTATTAAGGGACCTGGTGTTTATTATTTTGGGAGTCGTGTTAAAGTTCCCGGTAGTGATGTAGTTGGTAAGTTTCTTGAGCGTGGTATCACTCGTACTCGTCTTGGTTTTGTTCAGACTAAGGGTATTGATGCTTTGCATCGTGCGATAACACCTCGTGGTGTTGGTGCTATTGAGTACTTTGGTGAAGGTACTATTAAGAAGTATCGTGTTGCTTTGGCTAATGGTTCTTTGTCAGATGAGCAGGCACAGCTTGCACGAGTTATTTTGAATGCCGATGATATTCGTCGTATTGGTTTTTCCGAAGCAGATTTTGCAGCTGTTCAGCGTTTGGGTCAGTTGCGTGAAGAGGTTATGAAGCCAGAGAATAACCCTGTTCGACATTTGTTAGACAATGTTGAGAGTGGTCAGGCGATGATTGACAAGGCTGCGCAACTTGGTCTTTCTCCTGAGCATTTGGATTTGGCTCAACGGTTTCGTACTGTTATGGAAGAGCTTCATCAGGTTACTGATGAAGCATGGCAGACTGTTGTTCCCGACCATGTTATTGGTTATCAGAAAGGTTATTTACCGCATAACTCTACTCCGCAGTTTGTTGAGTTGATGGACGAAGTTAGGACTAATCCCGCTATGGCTGGTTTGTTGCCGGATGATGGCAGCGCATTGCACATTGTTGGTAACTTTAGGCAACGTGGTTTAAAGGAGGGTTCTTCATTCTTTAATACAATTCTTAGACAAGAAGATTTGACTATTGACAATTTGAATGAAATTGTCAATACTTGGTTGCGTAGTCAGGGTCGTCCTGTTTTTGATGCTTTTGATACTGACATGAGGAATATTGTTCCTGCTTATATTCGTGGTCATGCAAACATGATGTCTAATGTTGCCATGATGAATGAGTTTAAAAAGACTCCTGAGTTTGTGAAATTAGTTGAAGGTTATTTTGGTATTGCACCTGAATATATAAAACAGATGCACAAGAATTCTGCTCATGCGTTTGAGGCGGTTTTGACTGCTATTCAGAATTTGCATTCTGGTTTACGAGAAGCTCTTGATGTTTTGAAGTCACAGCTTGAATTGAAGTATGGCAGTATGGATGCTGCTTTGATTGCACTCAAGAATCCCGCTGTGAGTGAAGCAGATGTTGCTGAGCTGTTGGGTTATCTGAATACAGCGATGGCTGATGCCGCGATGAAGCATGCTGAAATGGTACGTGCTGATGGTGTTATTGCTGGCATGTTGCCAGACACAGATGGTTTTACTGTTTACGCTAAACATGCTGTTGAGTCTGGTAATTTACAGAAGCGTTTCAAAGACCTTTCCGAAGAAGGTCTTGCTCTTCGTGCTGCTGAGTCATCACCTGAGCACAATCAGGCTGTTGCTGAGTTTCTTACGAAGTTTGAGAAGTACACAGAGGACGCTGCTTTTCATGCACGTTCACAGGAACAACTTATGGATGTTTCTGCATATCTTTCTCCTCTTGCTAATTTTTCTGCTTTGTCGAAAGATAGTCTTTACGCAGAAGTTATTAATGTTGTCAGGAAGTTGGGTGTTGGTCAACCTGTCATTCCGACAAAGGCTGTACATAGTTTGGAACAGATTGACAGTGTTGTGGCTCGTTTGGGTGAGACTGGTTCTCGTGACATTGCTACCTTGTCTCCTGTGGTTGAGTCTTTGCGTGTTCACTTGAAGGAACGTTTTCCGGGCATGGCTGACAAGATTGATGAGATACTCAATGATGTTGTGGCTACTGCCAAGCGTCCTGCTCAGCGTGTTCCTACTACTGCTGAGGTTTCTGCTTTAGAGAAGGCTTCTAAGGCCGCTGCAGCTCGTGCTTCTGTTTCCCCTCGTTTGGCAGCTCGTGCTGCCAAGCTTTCTGATGATTATCAGATTGCTCTTGACTTGGTTAAGAATAGTATTACTCGTTCTTCCGATTATACAGAGTCTTTGTTGAAGGTTCGTGTTTTGGTTGCACAACAAAAGACATCAATTGAGTTAGCACACTTGCGAGAAGTGTTTGCTTACTATGGAGTTGATTTGGGTGATTCGATTACGCAGGATATTTTTAAGAAGAATGTTACTTTGATTTCTAAAGGTCGTGATTTTGGTAAGTATGTTGATGATGGCGTTCGCGTTGAGATGGAGATTGCTGATTTGGAAAAGATTTCCAATGATTTGGCTGTGCGTTTGAATGAGAGTGTTCGTGTGCGTTCTGTTCCTACACCTGTTGGCAAGAGGCTTCCTGAGCCTGTTATTCCTGTTGCTCAGGCACAGAATGACCTTAATATTTTGATGCAGTCTCCTGAGTATTCTTTGGCTAAGTCTGCTCATAATCGTAGTGCTTCTTTGATTATCCTTTCCGAATTAAATGGACACAATGTTGATTGGACTTTTGGCGGTCGCGTGGCTCCACCTACTTTGCGTGCTGCGCAGTCTCTTGGTGGAGATGTTCCTTTGACGATTCCTTCGGCTAAGTTTTGGAGAAACATTTTTGTTCAACATGAAGAGGTTGGTCAGATTGTTACCTCTATTACTGATTGGGCGCATACGGAAGCAGTTTTGCGTATTACTAATCCTGAGATGCTGGTTCGTGATGGTGTTGACAAAATATCTTACGAGCGTTCTTTGCATTATTTGGTTGATTATCTTCGACAGCAAGATGCTCTTAGTGGTGTTTTGATTGCGAGTCATGATACTGCATCTGCTAATCGGAGTATTATTGAAAAGTTTTGGGGTAGTTCTGGCGAACGTATTCTTCTTAAGAGACAAGAAGAACTTGCTGCTGCTGTTCTTGGTAATGGTGTTAAGTCTGCTACTCCTGTTCAGATTGCTGATGCTCAAAAGGTTATTGTAGGAAATATTGATGTACTTAAGTCGGAGCAAGCGAACTTGCGTGGTGAGGTTAGACAAGCAACCGTAGATGCTGTTTACACACCTACCGTTCTTGATGATGCTTTTTCTAAATTGTCTATTATTCAGGCCGAACTTAAGAAAAATAATTTAGAGGAGTTGGCTGCATCGGTTGAGACGGAACGTCGGAGTTTTGGTACCGAGGTTGATGCTGCCATCAATGATGTTGTTGTTGTGGGTCCTGAAGGCCCTGTTGATTCTAGAGGTTTAGACAAACTTCGAGCCAGACTTGGATATGAGTTTACTGGCACGAATCCCGATGAAGCAGTGAGTTACAAGTTTCAAGTTGAATTGGCAAATGCAAAACGTTTTGCTGATGATGTTGACAATATAATTGTTCATACTCCTTTTGAGCAAAAGTCGCGTGAGCAGTTGTTGCACGAGATTGAGACCCTTAAACAAATGCGAAGTATGGGTGTTGAGACTACTGAGATTAAGTCCGATGGTATTAGGCAGATGATTAGGGTTCGTGAGGATGCTCTTGGTATTCAGCGGAAGTCTGCATCTTCGAATGGTTTGCCTGTTTCTCTTGAACTTAGGATGAAGCCAAAGAAGGTTAAGGGTCAGAATGTTATAGACCCCGCGACTAATCAGGTTGTTATGGTCCCTGATGTTCGACCCTCTGATGTTGGTACTTATCGTCGATACGACGATGGTACTTCTTCTGGTCGTTTATTTTTACGTAAAGAAGACATGACTCTTATGAACCCGCGAGCACGATTTGCTCGCGCTCGACAGACTAACGGTCGTTGGGTGGAGGTTCGATGGCGTCCTATTACTCCTGACGATATGAAGGCAACGTTTGTGGTCAATGATGCTGCGGCTACTAAGGCTAATAGGGAGGCACTCGGTTATCTTGCTGTGTATCAGAATCCTTTTGATGAGACTTCTCCTGTTCGTTGGTTGAAGACTGTTGAGTACGGTGATGAACAGTGGGCTCGTTCTACATCTGAGTATGGTTTTACTAGTGAGGTTGCTAACAATTTTGGTGGTGTTATTCAGACTGTTGATTCTCCAGACCTGTTGGGTCTTGTTCCACGTCTTCCCGAGTCTTTGACTGTTGTTCCACCCCCAAAGCCGATGACTGCTAGTGAAGAGGCTATTGCTCGTTTGCAGTCTGACTTGGAATCTATTTCTGTTACTGTTGACGCATCTAATGCGTCAACGGAGAAGGCTCGTGCTGCTGCACGTTCTGCGAATACCAAGGCTCAAAACCTTGTAACTGATTTGCAGGCTCAGTTTGATTCCGTTAAGGGTTTGGTACAACCACATGACCCTGTTGCTATTAAGAAACTTGAAGACCGTTTGTTGGAAGTCCGGGACATGATTAATAGTACGCAACGTGGCGTTGCTTTTGACCCCACAGTTCGTGTGAATAAGACTTCTCGTGTTAAGAGCAAGATTGATGGTAAGTACTACAATCAATCAAGGCCTGTTCCTTCTGGTCGCACTACTGTGCGTACTCGTGTTGCTGGTACATCTTTTTCTGCTCGTTCTTATAATCAGGGTGTTAAGACTTTAGATGAAGGTATTGAGATGCTTCGTACTTTTGGCACTCGTGGTCCTGGGTTTTCTCATTTGGAGAATATTGCACAAAGGCAAATTCAATTGCAGGCAGAGTACGAGGCTGCTGTAGCTGTTCTTGGTAATACTGAAGTTGAGCAGCGTCTTATGGCGGGATTGCAGAACTCTATTTATACTTTGGAGAAGTCTGGTCGTGTTAATAATGCAGCTGGTCAACAGGTTGGTCAGTTTGCTTCTAGTAATGTTCGTAAGTTCTTTCCTGACCTTGAAGAAGGTTGGCAGTATTTAAGTAAGGGTATTTATGGTGCTGAGGGCGTTAAAGGTGATTATGGTATTTATCCTGGTCTTGCTGGTTCACCTGAGTTTGCTGAATTGTGGAATAGAGCGAAGCGATTTGATGACCCTGAATATTTGAGGCAGATGCACAAATATGTAGGTAGTTACACAAAGTTTTTTAAGGCTTATGCGACTATGACTCCTGGTTTTCACGTGCGTAACGGATTGGCCAACGCTGTGAAACTTGTGTTCATGGGTGCTGAGTTTAAGAACATGATGGAAGCCACCCCCTTGTACATTGATTGGATGAAGTCTTCTAGGGCTGGAATGCAGTTTGAGGATTGGGTTTTAACTAAGCCTTTTGAAGTTCGTGAAGTGCTGCGCACTGCACGAAAGTCAATGTTTGGCTCTGGAGGTGGAATTTTTACTGAAGACTTTAAGGATGCTGTTGGTGGTTCACGTTTGTGGGATAACAAGCTTGTGCGATTCAATGCCAAGTGGGGTCAAGAGTCTGACAACTACAGTCGATTTGTTCTTGGATTTGATTCCGCCAAGAGCGGAATGGATGTTGGTATGGCACAAGCCAGAACTAAACGTGCGTTTTTTGACTATGAGGACTTGAGTCAAGTTGATGAGGTTATGCGACAGGTTGTTCCATTTTGGCTTTGGACGTCACGCAACTTGATATTTGAATTGCAGAACCAATGGTTGAATCCCAAGCCGTATCAGATTTACCGTTCGATTATGAGAAACATGCGTGACCCTAATTACGAACCATCTGAATACCCATCCCCATTTGTACGAGAGATTGGTGGTATTAAATTGCCATTTGGTGACAATCTTTATCTTGCTCCGGACTTAGGTTTTACTAGGACGCCACAACAGTTGGGTGAGTTGTTTAGTCCTCTTCGGTATACCAACAACATGAACCCATTGTTGAAGATTCCGTTGGAGCAGTTTTTGGGTAAGTCTGTGTTTACTGGCAATACTTTGGATGACCCAAAGGAACGACTCATTCATATATTGAAGGGATTTGTGCCACCAGTACAGATGGGTGACAGGCTGATTGGTAGCGAGGGAGATGCTGCTAAGAATGCCTGGTTGTCTTTTGTGGGTTCACCAGTTCGTACATATCAAACCAAGGAGAAATAATGAAACGGCAATACACGGGGAACAAAGATGGCGCAGCCAAAGGCTTGCGCCCAGGTATGAAAGTGTTTATTGAAGAAGTAATTAAACTTGGTAATGGTGCTTTTTGGAATAACGGCGATTTTGGTGTGAGGATGATGAGGGGTTCTGAAACTTCTATGAGCGTTCACGCAACAGGTAGGGCTGTGGATTTTTCTTACCGCAACATGGGCAAGGGCAAAGGCGTCCCTAATGGACGCCGAGAGGCTGTGAGAATGTGTAAGTTGTTGGTGGAGAACGCAGACTTGTTGGGTCTGGAAGCATTGTTTGATTATTTTCCCGCACCGTGGGGACGTGCATGGATGTGCGACAGAGATGCTTGGTCAAACTACAAGAAGGAAACAATTCACGGAGCCCCCAAGGGCGATTGGCTCCATGCGGAAATTTCGCCAGAGATGGCGGATAGTCCTGCTAAAGTGCGGGAGGCTTTTGCAAAGTTAGTTCTTCCGGTGGCAGAAGAATTGAAGCCTGCTTCAGAATAGTTTGACTGATAATCATTCCGTTAGGAATGTGTGTTGGCATACCAACTGTTTTTAGGTTGGGCACTTCATCTGGGAAGTAGGAAGTCACAAGCGTGACGTGTCCTTCTAGGCAGTTGGGCCAAAGCCACCCGACTGTAACGACGGTACGTCTGTATGGTTTGTAGTCTTTTGTTTCTGTCCAGCCGTTTTCTCCATCGAAAGCGTCTAGCCAGTGAAGGCTGACTAAGTCCCAGTTGCACTTAATCGGTTTCATTTTGTTCCCCGTATGGGTTGATGTTCTCATCTTCTAGATACATTTCTAGGGCTGACACTAGACCATTGATGAAATATGCGATGGCTCCGAAGCCATCTTCATCTCCGTTTCTTGTGAGTTCCCATGCTTTGCATAGTTCTATGGCTGATTGATTAGACGCACTAATCATAAGATTGACACCATTTTTCATGTTGTCAATCATTGCATCCCCGTTTTTATTCATTGCATCTATTTGACTGCGAGGGATGATGTCATGAATCCAGTTGTGGTCGTTCGACATACTTCTTCTTTCGTTTTGGGTTGGTGATGTAAAGACATCCTTGAGGGAGTCCGTTTTCGAGTATTCCTTGACCGACGAGTGTTTCGCCAAAGAACTTTTTAAGTACTTGCGCCACTTCATGTACGTCAATTTCATTATCAAATCCCACCGTAATCTGTCGTCTCATCATTGTTTCTTAATCTTTCTAGCACCGTGGGGTCCTGTAACATAATTTTTTTAAGGTTATCCATTGCGGAGTTTCTTAGTCTCCAAGCATGAGTTTTAGTTACCCCCAATCTTTCACCTAGTTCTTCTAACGAAATCATTTCTGTATTTACTGCGTCAATAATAAATCTGTCTTGTTCATTGAGTTGGTCAATACAACTGGCAACAGCTTCACGGAAGGGCTGTAGTTCTTCTACCGACTCTCTGATGTTTTCACCTGGGGCAGCCTGCATCAACGCCTCGGTGGGCGTTTCTGGCCTCCTAGGACCACGGATAGTTACTTCGTGGTATGGAGTAAGAGGGACTTCCTTATTGCTCGGCACCTGGCATATCGTAGATTGGATTGGTCATCATATTCATTACTTCTTCTGGTAGTAGGAGAAACCCCTTGGTTGGATTGTTGGACATTGGGGCAAACGTCTTTAGACGTTTGCCGGATAATGTCTGTATATATCTCTTTAATCGTTCCACCTTAATGACCATAAGGCTTCCGTCAAGTGCGTATACATAAACCCACCAGTCAGCGAGTGTGACATCTACACCTGATGGTTTCCAGCCTGTGTCACGGGGGTTTTGTTGTGTTTCTACAACCATCCGACCATTGCGATAACGGTCAGTTTTTACTTCAAAGGAACCTTTGGATATTGCTTCAAGAAAGTCTTTAGTTATTTGCTCACCTTTTTTGCCGAACTGTAAATCATTCTTGAAGTTGTATTGTTGTGTTGCTGGAATGTCCCATCGGTTGTCTTTCATTCTCGTGTTTCATCCAATATCTCTATGTTTGAGCCTGACATTTTTATGAGCCTACCATCTTTAGCGATGGCGACCCACGACGTTGCGTCGGGGTCGCAGTTACAACTTCTTAGATTGAATGGGTCGTGTTTGATTGTTACCGCACATTGTCGGCATTTGATTGAGTAAATCATGCTTTCTCCACATACAGACAAACGATTTGTTTGTCATCTGTGTACGCTACACCATTTAGGGCGTCAAGTACTGCTTTGGCATAATTATCTAGGTCTCCTGTGAGTTTGCTGAGGGTGCCTTCTACGAGTGGATTATGCATGACTGGTTCTATTTGGACTTCTATTCCATCAACTGTGAAGCGAAGTTTTACAGATAGCAGACCTTTCTCGAAGAGTGGTCCGGTATACATTGCTTTGATTTTGTTTTCGTACTCACGAGTAGTGGCAGGTGTGTAAGCATGACCAGTTTTAGTGACTCTTGGTCTGCCTTTTACACGGGGACGGACTGCGAATATTTGATTGAACTTATATTGTTTCATGGTCTGAATGCCGTTCTGTTGTCTTCGCCGTAGGTGTCTTCGATTATCTTTACTAATTGTTCTACGCAGTCTTCACGTAGGTGGAATTTGCCCCACCGTTTGTCTGCATCAACGAGCACGATGTATGCGAAGTTGATGGGAACATTGTACTGGTTCATTGTGTGGGCAAGTTGACACAGTGTGTTTGACCTGTCTTGACGTTCTAGTGGTCCATTGAACCATAGATGTTTGGAATATCTTGAGCAATGTCTGAGTGCTTCTTCCACCGATGCAGATACATCTAGGTTTTCCATTGTGGTTTTTGTTCTTGGTCTGTGCATTTCTGCTAGTGGTCTGAGCATGTCGGCTGTTACTCGATTGTCTAGTGCTTCTGATATGAATGTTCCAATTTCAATTGGTTGGTCATTGTCATCAATCATGTATCGTGCTGTTGGTGTTGTCACCATTGCTCCTGGGTATGGTAGTCTTACGTAATTACCTACATCTTTGGCTTGTTCTTGCTTGGGGTTTACTTCTTTAGCAATTAGATTGATTGCTTCGTGCGCTGCCAAGAAGGCTCTGCGCATGATTGCAGCAGATACCCATTCTGATGCGAACACCCAGACATGGAATCCCCTGACAGTTTTTTCTACGAACGCTGGAATCTTTTGTGCTTGAAGTGCGTACTGTAGATTTCTTGCGAGGTCTATGTTGTCAACATCAATGTCAGAACAACCCCACCTGACGGTGTGGTCATCTTTGAGTGGGTAGATACCGACGAACTCTTCGTCATATAGATGACGTGCGAACGTTTTATAGTTTGTTGGTTCTTTTACTGAACCACCTTCCCAGGTGCCGTATGCATCTGTGCGACCTTGGAAGAGTTCCATGAACTCTTCGATGGCATCAGTCATAGGGATGTTCATATTCAAGTCCCATCTGTTTGTATTGTCTTGGTAGTTCACCGTTGAGTTCACGAATGCGACCAGTCATGGCGTTGAGTTCGAAATCCACATCATCAACAAGTTGACCGGCGGGTCGTTTGTTTTTGAGTAGGTTGACTGTGACTGTGTGTTCATGTATTTTTGCTTCGTAACGCAAGAACTCCAAACGCTCTTGTGAGCGTTCGGAGCCACCTTTGTTGAGCTTCTCGATGAGTTCGTTAATCTCTGTTTGTATTTCATACTTGCGCCTACGAACACCAAGGATTGCTGTGGCTTGTTGCTCACCACCGAATGCACCCGAACTCATGGTTGGTTTTTTACCATCAGCACCTGCATGTCGTGAGGTTTGGTGTAACACAAGCAGCGGTACATCGTGTTTGCGTCCGAAACCTTTGAGGAAGTTGGCCTTGTCGGGCACAGTTTCACCTGCTTGGATGAGGTCCAAGAAGTCCACAACAACAAGTTCTGGTGCTTGATTCCAGACATCACACAGTTCGTTGTAGCCACGCTCCATGTCACCTGCTGTAAGTGATTGGTCAAAGACTGCGAGGTTTGGGTAGTCTTCGTTGGCTGTCTTGTGTAGTAGTTCTATTGCTTCTTCGTCATGGTCTGCGATGCGTTGTTCAAGAACTCTGGCGTCAATGTTGTGTGTGATGCAGGTGAGCTTGATGAGAACAAGTTCTCTTGGTTCGTCTGGGATGAAGAGCGCGACATGCTTGTCGCGGTTATTGCACAGCATGTGAAGTAATAATAATGTCTTGCCACCGTGTGCGAACCCAAGCACCATGGCGATTTCTCCAGGTGCAATTCCTCTCATCTCTGTATCTATGCGGGCAATACCGAGATTGATACGTTCTTGTGGGGATTGAGCCCATCTGACAAACGAGTCAACTGACTCACCTAGTGGTGTGTACATTCGGTGTTCGGAAAGTGGGGAGACATTGTGTCTCCCCACCATTTCCCAGCCCGCAGCAATTTCTTCTGCGGACATTTTCATTACTTACCTCGTGGTGGCCAGTAGGACTTTTCTCCACTTGTTGCACGGAACGAAGGACGCTTTGGGTTTTCTGCCAAACCGTCACGGTTGTCCCATACTTCTGTAACACCGTCACGCTTGCAGGCTTTGATGAGCCATTCAGGTACTGGACCGTGCGTGGTGCCTTTGATGCTTACCGTCCCACCCGAGGAAACTGCTTCGCTTCCTGCGAATGATGACTGAACCATTTGGACAACGTTGTTCGTTGGCACTTCTTGTGCTGCTGATGTGTCACCGAAGATTTCGTCGAACACAATGTCTTTGATGGTTGAGAAGAGTACTGCATACTCGCTTAGACGAGCATCCATCTCTTTTGTTTTGTCTGTCAAGTCTGCTGCAATCTTTGCACAGACTTGAGTGATTATGGCTTTATCTTTATCCATTACTCTGCCTCCTCGGCGTTATCGGAGCCTACGTAGCCCCCCTTGCATTTATCCCACACTGGGCACCATCTCTGCGAACAGAGAAAGTGTTGGTCATTGGCAAGCCATCGACCACCCGATGGGTCATTGTTGTACATTAGCACCATCTGTGCTAATGCTGTTGCTTGTTCAACAATCCAGTTGCCATGGGCTTCTGTTCTGTTGACACTCACAATTTGTCCGGTACTGGACGCATTGCGAATCATGACACCAAACTTGAATGTGGCTGGGTAATCAATTAGCCCCATTTCATATGCTGCTTTGGTGTAAATAGATGATTGGATATTTTGTGATTGTTTTTCTGCTTGGTAATATTTACGTGCAGCAGTTTTCCAATCCCAAATACTTTCTTGATGAAAGTAATCCATAGTTCCTTCGAAGTGAAGTTCGTAGGCACCAATCATTCCTACTTGAGTAGAGAACTTGAATTCTGATGTGCCACCGAGTGGCACATTGGGATAGATATCTCGCAACCATGCATCACACATTGAACGAATGTGTGTGTTCCAGTGAGACGGATTGGTGTTAGTGATGTTGATTGCTTTGCCTGCTTCAATCAACTCTTTTTCTTTCCAACGGAATGATTCCACAGCATGGTCTCCCATGTGTTGGGCTGTGACTTCTTCATTGAGCACAGCTTCAATGCCAGTGTGACAGGCAGTGCCCATCATGGCAGAGTCGTTTTCTTTGCGAGACTCGGGGTGTAAGGCTGAAAGTCTTGCACGTTCGGGGCACATTAGCGCATCACCCAGCCAAGACTGGCGGATGAAGATTTTGTTATCTTCGATTCTCATTGGTTCTCCTTGTTGCGCACCACCCGACGGGTGGTGCTACAGTGGCTTGTACCTGTAAGGGCATTATATCAATTTTGTGGATTCTGTCAAGTACCCCAAGGTCCCCATCCGTCACCGTATTTGTCAACGCCATAGTTGTAGATGTGTAGTGCAGAGAGAAGGTTGACTGCGGGATTGAACAGCCCTTCAGACGCTTTAGGAGGGCTTAGGACGCCTCGTTCTTTGAGCCAGGGTGTCCAGAAGCCATTTATTTGTACAAGCCCTCTTGAGCCACCCATTGGGTCCGTTGAGTTGAAGGCTAGAGGATTACATCTAGATTCTCGAAACATGATTTTATCTAAGACTGCCAGGTCTTTCCATTTCCACCCGACTTGTAGAGCTGTTTCCCAGAACTGCGGGCACTTGGCTGTTTGCGGTGCTTGTGGATAGTTGACTATTGGTCTTGGTTCCTTTGGGGTGTTACTCCCTAGCAGTATGGCCATGGCCATAATTGTTTTGATTATCAAGTGATTCTCCTTGTAGTGCTGCCAGTAAGACTTCTTCCATCTCTTTCTTTGCTGACATCAAGTCAGCAAACTCGGCGTATACATCATCTGCTCGTTTGTCATCGCCCAGGCGATTTATTTTTTTGGCTAGTTGGTCTGTCCCGATTGATAGGGATTTGACGACTGCTCTTAACTCTGTAAGCGTAATCGTTACATCAAGGGTTGGTTCATTTTTTCTCAACGAATACCACATCCCCCGACGCAACCCTTACATCATAAGGGTATAACTCGTTTAGTGACATGATTGTGTCACAGAATATGTTATTGAACTCACGTGATATTTCAAGTGGGAACTCTTCACAAATCCATGCCCATGCGTATATATTGATGTTGTCTGGCCTTGCTTGCCAGTACATACATATTTCTTCATCATCATTTAGTTTATACAGTGCTGCTATTGCTTCTTTCACCTGCATTTGTGTCTCCTTTTGGAAATGGAATAATCCATTCAATTGAGTTTTTGTCTTCTTCAATGTGTGACCTGACCCAGTCTTCGCAACGGACTAACCAACTGTAGGTGTCTACGGTTGGCATACCATGTCCGGCTAACCAGTTTACGAATAGTCGTAAGTCTTCTTGCGTTGCTGTATGCATTAGTCTTGGAATGCTTTGAACGCTTTGGTTGCGTCTTTTTTGTCTTTGAACATGACAGTCATTGCTTCCTTGAGACTACCTGTTGCTTGGTTTTCATCGTAGGTAACTTCATCATCGTCTTTGAATCGGATTGATGAAGAGACTTCACCTTGTGCATTGCAGTAGCAGAACAAACGAACTCGTCTTTTTTCTGGGTGTTTACTTGGTGGTCCGTCGAAATCATCTAGGTCTTTTGCAATTGGTGCTGCCCAACCGACTGTGACGATACCGAATCCGTCATAAGGGATGAGCTTGACGACGTTGTTGAGGTTGCTGAGCAATTCGTATACGTCTCCGTTGTCTGATTCTTTGATTGCGATTGCACCACCATCTGCGAATTCGTGGATGCCATACAATCCTGCTTTTTCTAGATTGAAGCCATCATCACCTGTTGGCATTTTTTTGGCGATTTCATCATCAATCATTTTGAATGCTTTGCTTGTTGTCATTTGTATTTCTCCATTTCAGTTGGTTTATGTTTATTTGTACATGTTGGGGTATTGCGTAATGGAACGTAAGTGGTAATTACTTTTTTACACATTTGACATATCCAGTGTTTTATCTCTTGAGCCATATCTGTCATGCCTTCCTTGTAGGGTAATCCCACCCCACACTCCGAATGAATTGGTTGCTATGCCATATTCCAGGCATTGCTGTTTTACTGAGCATGTGCTGCAGATGCGTTTTGCCACTCTGAAGTTGTACACATCATCTGCTTTGTCTCTGTGTTGTGGGAACCACCATCGTGTTGGTTTTCCGTAGCACATTGCTCCAATCATCCAGCTTGTATCAGACATCTCTGTTGCTGAACCTGTTGATGATTACTGTCATGACTTTGTCGGCAACTTCGTTTGCGATGTTGACAGACATTGTATTGATTTTGTCTTCAATGATTTGTTCTACGCTCATTGTTTCATGTAGGTTGTTGACAGCGTTTTGAACGAGAGAACGGAATCTTGTGTATTCCGTCATTTGACGCAGGAATGTTGGGTTGCCGAGGATTGTTTCGCTGTTGATGTCCAATGATTCGATGATGTCGCTTACGCTGATGTCATTACCAATTTGTCTTGCGATTTCATTGTGGTCCATTGATTCGATAACCCAGTCACGCATGCGTCGTAGGAAGTCTCTTGAACCTTCAAGTTGTTCTGCGACAGTTTCTGCTGTTGGTATTCGGTTGGATACATGCTCATCAATTTTTTCACAGATTGTTGTTTCCAACGATTGATTGAATAGTGATGGCATTGATGCAGCATCGATTGCTACATCAAACTCCATTACTTGTGGGATGAGTCTGATGGTTGTCATTTTGCTATCTCCTTTTGTGTTGTGTATAAATTTTTACGTGGTAATGGGAAACCTGCTAGATGAAAGAAATCATCTAGACCTAGCCAACAGTTGCATCCGCCGTAGTGTCCACAATGTAGACATGCATCACAGTTTGGGCATTCTGTTGGCCACATTTCATCGTCAACTGTGTATGCGACAGCACATGTGTAGCATTCGACAAGACTGCTTTCTTCGTCAATGTATGTCATGAACACTTTGAACTTTTCCATTGCTATTTCTTCAATGTCTTCTTGCCATAGTTCTGCTTCGTCGTCGTACTCGACGATTTCAAGTGGTTTGTTGTCATGTATTGATACGTATCGTCTGTCTGCGTAATCCCAACGATAGTTGTTGTACGATTCGTAGCCGTAATCGTCATCATCCCACAATGAGTGGGTTGCTTGGTATGTGCTGGCAATTGGCGCATACTTTTTGTATGATGTGTTTGACCACCACATGTCTTGGTCCCAATGACCTAGATGTGCATTGAGGATGTACCAATTGAACTTGGCGTCATCATTGTGGGTGAGGAAGACTAGTTTGTTGCCACCTGCCCATGTTTCCATTGTGTTGAAGTACTTTTCATCATCCAGAGATGTGATGCCACCGATTGCTGGCATTATGTCTTCTGCGAATATTTTGGTGTCACTGCGTTTGTCATCTTTGGGAATTTGCACGTCAAGTATTCCGTTGTGACCAACAACGGATGTTGGGTCATCACCGAGTAGGAACGGATGACAGTTGTCAACTGTTTCCGTACCATGTGTAGCCCATCTGAAGTGGAATATGGCTGGACCTTTGTGCTTGTCACGAGCGTCAACGAATTTGTTGGCAACTTCGTTGAAGTTCATAGAATGCGCTTTTATAAAGCCTTTTGACTCTAAAATTGCGAATCCGAAGCCATCACCATTGTTGAGTGCTGCTTCTTTGAACCGTGACATGTCCGGTGTAACGTCGGACGGCATGAATGTGAGTAGACACATGTTATACGTCTCTTCCTGTTGATTTGACTTTGACTCTTTCTGATATGCGTGTGTCGAGAACTTTGTATTTCTCGTTGTTGGCTGTCACCCATTTACGAAACTCTGGGAATGTCAAAGCATTCTTTTGTAGAATGTCGTAAGTGCTGATTACTTCTGTGTAATTGAATAGTGCGTCACAGAATTGGAGTGCCACTCTGACTGTTTCTGTTTTTAGTGAAGGTTTGAACAATCGTAATTCGATTGTTTTTTCGTTTTGAATATTGACAGCAACACTGCGTGAGTTGTTACAGTCTTCACCTTTAGCCATTTTCATTAGGTTTGTGTGTCGGATGATTTTGCCGTTGTCATCCACCCAGTCCCTGTGGCTGTTGAGGAAACGCTTGATGTCATAACTTGCGTAGTCGTGACTCTCACGACCAGCAAGTTGAACCATTTCTGGTCTGTTCTTGTACACAAATGCAATGAACTTGAATTTGTGTGATGTGTCAGCGAATGCTGATTTGGCTACGTGCACGTGTAATCCACAACATGGACGTTTCCATGCTTGAAAGCCTTTGCGGGCAAGGTTTTCGATGCCTTTCCATTTGAAGTGATTCATGAAGTAGTCAAGTTCACCTGGGTGTGACACAATCTCAAAGCCGTTGTATACAGAGCCATCTTCTTTGAGGTAGATGTCTGATTCATGTGATGAGTTCACATCGTTGAGCAACTCTATTGGTATCTCTCTGCCGAATGCGTTGTCACCAACATATTGTGTTTCGAGTTCGAAACCCATTGTGAATGTTGTTCTTTTGTTTGAGCGCACTTCTCCTGGCATGCTTGGGTCCAAGTATGTAACATACATTGAGTGTGTTCCATCCGAACGCATGAATGATGCTCGTGGATGATAGCCGTAGCTGTGGATTGTGCGTTCATCACTTTCGTTGTCATCATCGTCACCGTAGTCATCACTGTGGTCATCATTTGATTCGTGGTAATGGTCGATGACCATTTCGTTGTGAGCTTCACAGTAGTATTCGTCTGTGTATTCGTTGGTGAATTCACCTGCGTTTGTGCACCCGCTTGAGTAACAGAGTATCTGTTCTTCTTCTTCGTTATTTAGTGGCATTACTGCTCCTTGTGTGTCGTTTGTTGGTTTCTCTTATTGCTACACCATCTGACCAAACAATTGAGTTTGGTAACTCGAACAAGTTTGACAAAGCATTGAAGTAAAAAAATGCTTCGTCATGTGTTTTGAATGGAATATCAATTACAATAGGGTCATGGTCATCAGTCCATGCCGTTGCAATACGAATTGATGTGACAGAACCGTTGTTGGTTAGCATGATTACATTGCCGTTCATGAGTTTTTCCTATCTTCCGTAGATGAGAACTTGTCTAGCAAGTGCTCTGTCTAATTTTTGTTCTATTTGTTTTTCGTGCATACAATTTGGATTTTGTAATCTCTTGATGATGTTGTCAAATCTGTCAATATACAACCACACCCAACGCAAATCTTGCAAGGTAAGTTCATCAGTAAAGAGTTCTAAAAAATCCAACCAAGCCATTTTTTCTTTTTTGTAATACCCAACGTAATACTCAACATTTTTTTTCATTATTACTCCTTTGTTGGGGGGTGTTTCTTGCGCCACGCGGAGCAGGGGGCGCAAGAAACGCACCCAATTTCTGCCCCATCCGATTGCTTTTCATTTGTGTAGCAGTAAATGAACTTACTCTTGGCCCCGGAGGGGTCGAGAATAAGTTCATGTGGTTCATGGTTGTGGTTTGACCTGACGATTTCGGCTTTGCCGAAATGATTGGATAAGGGGCAATTTCGCTTGCGAAATAGTGCGGTAGCACGATGCTCCTAGCGTGGTAATGAACCCACTTGGCCCCGGAGGGGACAAGTGGGTTCGGGTGGACTTGGACTATGCCAGCGGGTCAAAGGCTGATTTAGCCTGTGCTTCGCCGATGTTCGGGTTGGTCTCGTTCTTGACAATCTTGATGCCGATGTCAAGCGTTCCCTTGCCGTATGCGTACTCAACGGTTTCGCCTTCTGCGTTGACCCAGCCATAGACGACTGGTGACGGGAATGTGAGACCATTCTCGTCAAGCATTGGACGCTTGTTGACTGTGTCGTATGCGTCGGCAATTTTGATTGACGATGCGAGGACGGTCAACTTGGAACCTTCGTTGATTTTGTGCGCCATGACTTTTGCGTCGGTCATGTACACCTGCCACTGAATGTTGCGTTGGTTGGCTACGAAGCGTACGAACTTGCCGTTCTTGGCTCCGTTGTCAACAGATGCGACTGTCAATGTCACTGTCTCTGGGGTGGTGACGGTCGTGGCTGGTGCCTTCGCCGTCTTGGTCTTTGTTGATGTGGTCATGACGACCTTTCTGTCCTGTTGGACTTTGTTTTTGTTTTTTTTTTATTTTCTCTCGGTGGGCTCGCACCCACGCGAAGCAGGGGGGCGAGACCAACGAGAAATCATTCTGCCGTTAGTCTGCGTTTGATTTCAGGGAAACGGTCATCTGTGTAGTCATCGTCTTGCTCGTAGCAAGGCGTGGCTACATCATCAAGCGTGTTGATGAAGAACCTGTTATCACGCTCATCGTCTTGACGAATGAGCACTTGCTCTGGGTCTGTGTCATCAAACCCATCAATTTCATTTTGAACTGTCCTTGATACTCCACCATAGAAGCGTCCCGCAGGATGCTTCGACTGGTGGCTTGGCTCAAAGTCACTCATACTTACCTTTCGTTAGAGGGTTTCACTTGCTCGCACGGAAACGGGCGAGCAAGTGAAACACATGTTTGTTATCTAATCCCGTCAACAAATTTCCACGGGACATCTGTATCGGTTTCTGGTTCTGGATGGTCTAGTCCGTACTCGTAGCCTGCCACGCAGGCGAAGAGTACAGCGACTAGATGAGAGGCGAGTAACACAGTAAACACGCCCCAAAAGTTGGTGACAATCATTATGAAAGCCTGATGAGGGGACGAATTGTTCCCGCAACAACAACTTCGTTGACATTCTTGATGATGATATTCCAAGTTGCGCACAAGTCGGAAGCCTGTTGAGTTGTCTCACAGCACATTTGTACGATGTGACTGTCGGAACTGTCACCGTTTGGTGACGAGAACCATAACTCAACCAGCAACCCACGCTGTTCACAATATGTTGGTAATCCACGCATTGAACTCTCCTTAGTTATTCATATCTACCCACGGTGGGTAATTGAACACACAAACCCCGCAAGGGGTTCAGGGTTTGTGTGCTCTCAACTAACCGTGTTGGTTAGAACAGTTGGGATGTTGGGTCAAGTATGAACCTGACCAATATCACCATGTTTTCTGGGTTGTCATCGGCAAGCGATGACAAGTCGTCCATAAACGAGGCGTTAGCCTGTTTATGGAAGTGTTCGGCACATTCATTGATGAAGTCGTCATCATGGCTATTCAAAGCACTCATGACTGACCCCTTTCTGTGGCTTTCACCACGGTTTGTTTTGTTTATGGAACTTGAAAGAGAGTGGTCTCAGCCCCGACGGAACAGGAACTGACATATTGCGGGTGGAACGCAGTCACACAACCACTCTCTAACACTTACAACTTCTAGCCCTGCCAACTCATTCGTTGGCAAGGCGTAGAAGGATGTCACCATGGCAGGCTTTTGGCGCACACCAGCACACCAAATCTTGCCCTTTCAATTCACCTAATTGCGCTAGCAATTCTGGTGAATTCAGAAGGTATTGCTCATATTGAGCAATAACTTCATCTCTAAACTGTTCCCCATACAAGGGGAACGGGTTGCCCCACTTACTGGGGCGACCTATGTACACGCTGGCAACACCAGTGGGTACATTTCTTTTATTTACCACAGAAGCCATAAGCCCTTCTTTCGGTTTGGGTTCTAATCAGTGAATAATTTCTCTCGCGAAGCGGTAGAGAGAAATTATGGTTTATCAGTAGGTCTAGGGTCTGGTGTTGGCACTAGAGGATAGGGGCGACCACTTAGAGTGGTTTACCCGAGTACTACGGACGAGAGGCTCTCTCTGAGTCGCAGTGGGGGGCACAGGGCTCGGGACACCAAGCGTCGCAAGGCGATGCTGGTGTGAGCACACAAGGGGGGGAGTAGGGGGGGGGTGGGGGTACTCTAGTAAAAGGATGGTATCTGCTCAGGGCGAGAGCGTGATTACCAAAACATAGGGGGGGTACCTAAACAATAGGGTACCTTAACTAAAAATAATATGAAAACTATCTGTAGTTTTTGGTCTTGTTTGCAATCTTTGTTGGTTGCTTGACGAACTGTTGACCTGACTTGGTGCCTTTACGTTTGGCAGCAGTGGTCTTAGCGTATTCAGCAGATGACAAGCTTTCAATAGCTTTCTTTGGTAGGTAGCGTTCACCTGTTGCTTTGGGTCCTTGGGTGGATGGTTTACCTGACTTGGTTGTCCACTTTTCTTTAGTCCATTTGGACAGGGATTCTTGTTTGCTGGTCTTTGCACCAGAGTATCCGCCACCTGCAGCCTTGTATTTTTGTGCTACTAGTTGGGCTTTGCGGGCAGACCATTGTCCTGCGTTGCCACCTTGGGTTCCTGCCATTACTCGGTTTTTGATTTTGTTTCGAAGCGAGGGGTTGGTGTATGTCATGAACCTTTAACCCATTTTTTGTTGTTTGGTTGGGCTGTTTTTGATGAAGACCATTTAACTTTGTTTGCCCAGTAGGCGGCACTCATTGGTCCTTTGGAAATGTTTTTGGCGTGGCGAGATTTGAAGGCTTCTCGTTGTCCTGCGGTTTGGTTGGTTTTGACACCTTGTTGACCAAAACGAATAGTTTTTATTTGACCAGCAGATTTAGCCACAACAATGTGGGATTTGGTTGGGTGTCCTGGAGTTGCTTTGGGTTTGTTGAAACCGGCTACTCCTGCCCGTGTGATTCGTGAGTCTTTTTTGCTTGTTGCCATTGCTTTCCTACCTTGTGTATTCAGCAATCACCGAAGGTGATTGCGTTTCTCTTCTAGTAGCTCTGGGTGTTCCGCTCTTGGGTCGCTCACGGTGTTCCGCTCCCCCCTGGTACTGTTACATTTGTTCGTTACCTAACTCACAGTGAGTACATAACCACTCACAGTGGTGTAACAAACGCACCTTTAGATGATGAAACAAAACGAAGAGATGACCCTTACTGCAGCGCAGGAGAAGTATTTGGATTGGCTGTGCACCGCTCCGTCGGAGCGTGTGCCAGCTTCTAAGAACAAGTATGCGTTGGAGAACACAGTTGATATATCAACGATGCGTAGGTGGGAAAAGAAAGACATTTTCCGTAGTCGATGGAAGACACAGGTAGATGACATTCAGGGTTCGCCAGAGCGAACCCAGAAGCTTCTGGACAACCTGTACAACAAGGCCCTGGAAGGTGATACCAAATCCGCTGAACTGTATTTGAAAGCGACTAATCGGATGGCTCCGCCATCAGTAACGATTAGCTCTAATAAGAAGACAGTGGATTTGACGGATGCCGAATTGGATTCGTTGATTGCCACTATCGCAGAACGTGAGAAGGCTAATCGTAATCATTTGAAGGCTGTAGTTTGATTTTGTTGACCTGCCCTGATTGTGGTGAGGAGTATCCTCCTCAGGTAACTAATTGGGTTTGTCCAACTTGTGGCGTAGATGACTACGAAAAGAAGATGGTGACGTTTGAATTGAGGGATTATGGCGACGACTAACGATGCAATGTTTCGTGAGTTGGCTGTGCTCTACCCAACAGCCGGACAGACACTAGGTGACTTGTTGTATGCCTACTGGTCTGACAAGGGACTTGGGTATCGAGGCACACTACAAAGCACCGTGTATCTTGCTGGTGGTGCTACTGGCGACACGCTTGGTGACTTGGCTAACACGTTTTGGGGAGACCACGACTTTTTAATTTCTAACTTGGAACAAGAATTAGGTGACGACTTGCTCTTAGAGACAGAGGACTACATTTTATTGGAGACAGGTAATGGCTGATAAGAAGATTACTGCGTTAACGGCAACCACATCTGTTGTGGATGCCGACATTTTCCCTATTGTTGTGGACACTACGGGTACACCTACAACCAAGAAGATTACGGCGTTGAATCTTGGTACATATTTGGGTGGTTTGGCTGTTTTTGATGTGGCTGCCTTGGATGACATTGCAGATGTCACCATTACTAGTGCTGCTACGGGTGATTTGTTGAAGTGGAATGGTACGGCTTGGGTTAACGCTGCAGGTTATGCATTGCTTGCTAGCCCTACTTTTACTGGTACTCCTGCTGCGCCTACGGCTGCAGATGGCACCTCCAGCACACAGGTGGCTACTACAGCATTTGCCAACCCACAAGGTGACCAGTACGTTTTGTCTGGAATAGTTTTTAGTTAATATCCCTACCTAGGGAACGAAAGGTTATATAGATATGGCAACATTTAGCAAGATAGCATTCCAACCAACAACGATGACTACAGGCACAGGTCTGGGTACGCTTGTTGTTGCAACCGCAACACTTGGCACAACCATTCATACGGGTGCAAACGTGGCTACTACAATTGATGAGGTTTGGTTGTATGCAAACAACACTCATTCTTCGGCTGTTACTTTGACAATTGAGTTTGGTGGCGTTGCAGCAAAAGACAAGATTCAGACTTCACTTGCACTTTCACCTAGTGGTATGTATTTGATTTGTGCTGGTATTCCATTGCAAGGCAATACAACACCGAAGGTCATTACAGCGTTTGCTGGTACAGCCAGTGTTGTTAGCATTTTTGGATTTGTTAACCGCATTACGGCGTAACAATGCCACAGCAGATTCGTAACAGAACTGGTAAAGTTCTAAGCACTACGCTTGCACCTCGTTCTAGGCGTTCGTCTAGTGGCAACATAAATTCTTTGTGGATTGGAACTCCTGCCGCTAATCCCGCACCAAGTTACTCGTATGTTGTTGTAGGTGGTGGAGGTTCAGGCGGTGCTGGAACACCTCCTGGTGCACCTAGTTCCGCAGGTGGTGGTGGTGGTGCAGGTGGCTATCGCAGTGGTTCTGGAGTTGTTATGACACCTGGCTCAACTTACACAGTAGGTGTTGCTGGAGCAGGTGGAACATCAACCTTGACTGGCGCACCTAGTTCTGGTGGTGGTGGAAGTGGTGGAACAAATAATGGCGCTGGAAACGGTGGAGCATCTGGTGGTGGTGGTTCGTATGACGGTGGTGGCTCGGGTGGTGGTGCTGGTTCTGGAGATGGTGTAACTGGAAATAATGGTGGTTCTGGTGGCCCAGGAGGCGCAGGTGGTGGTGGTGGAATAGGTAGTGCTGGTGGTCGCTCAGGTGGTGGTTCAGGTGCATACGGAGTAAACAACACTGTTTATTATGCAGGTGGTGGCGCAGGTGCTAGTGGTGGTGCTGGTGGTGCAAACACTGGTTATGGTGGAGGAGGTGGGGCTTCTGGGGTTAGTGGAGGTCAAGGTGGCGGCGGTAGTGGTGCTGTAGAGGTGTATTGGTCAAACACTTATGACCAAGCCACTACAAATAGCGGAGCAACATACTCAAATGCTGGCGGTTATCATGTTTATAGATTTACTGGTTCGGGAAGTTTTATACTGTAATGGCACATTTTGCACTCATAGAAAATAATGTTGTAACAAACATAATTGTTGTTGCAAACGACAATTGTGGTGGTGGAACTTTTCCCGCAAGTGAACCAGTTGGACAAGTGTTTATTGGTTCCCTTGGTTTTGACGGTCAGTGGAAACAATGTTCGTATAACAATAATTTCCGAAAGCAATATCCTTATGCTGGATTTACTTATGATTCTATTTCAGATGTATTTGTAAAAACAAAGCCTTTTCCTACATGGATATTAAACGAAAACCATGATTGGGAACCACCAGTATCAAAACCTGATGGTAATTACTGGTGGAACGAAATAAATCAAGAATGGGTATTATATACTGATTAACAAACAAGGAAGGTAGCGTCTTGTGCTGTTAAATCAAGGATTAACAAATCATGTGCACTCTTGGTCGCATGTATTTTCAGAATCAGTATTTACAAAAGATGAGTGTCAACAAATTATTGATTTGTGCGGAAAAACACTTAAAGTAAAACCATCTGTAAATTTTGCATCAAATCCAATTGATGTAAGAAAATCAAGAAATGATTTTTTGTTTCCAACAAAAGAAAACAGTTGGATTTTTGAAAAGATTAATCATTTTATTGAATATGTTAATTCATCATATTTTAGAATGAACTTAATTGGTTACGAATCTATTCAGTATGCAGAGTACTATTCACAAACACAGGACAAATATGATTGGCATACAGATTTAATTTTTGGTGACAAATCTAAAGATACAAAATATATTCCAGATGTTTGTTTAACAAGAAAATTAAGTTTGTCTATTCTGTTATCTGATGAAACAAATTTTGAAGGTGGGAACTTTGAGTTGAATACAGACGGTGAACACAAGGCAAATAAAATAAACATGAAACAAGGTTCTGTAATTGTTTTTCCTTCTTATATTTTCCATAGAGTAACACCAATGATTAAGGGCACAAGAAAGTCTTTGGTTGTGTGGGTTGTTGGCAACAATTTTGTATGAGCCGTTATTCTTGTTGGCTAATATTTGCGCCAGTAGCAATCTTGGCGTTGTTTGCGCCGCAAGCCAACGCTGAACCAATAGTAGGGCTACAGGCTACTTATTACGCAATAGATACTGTACCTCCCACACGGTCAGATGACATCTATACCGTTTGCGGTAGTGAAGTGGAAAATAACATCAACCGTTCGTATAACGGTGAACCGTTTGAGAACTGCACCGTTGATTTGTTCATGGTTCACATGACAGGCTTCATTCAGATACCCGAACATGACACCATTGAGTTTTGGTTGGCTTCAGATGATGGTGGCATCATTGACATCGACGGCAACGACTGGGGCAACTGGAGCGACCAGGGTTGCTCATGGATGGCATCAGGCGAGATAGACATTAGTGCAGGCAGCCAACCACTTGACTTGTGGATGTACGAAGATGGCGGCTCGACGTGCATAATGCTCGCTTGGAACATCAACAATCAGGGATGGGAGATTGTGCCCGATGAGGCTTTCACTACCGATAGCCAGGTGTCGGTTACGACCACAACCGATAGTCCAGTAACAACTATTCAGGAGACAACAACATCATGGACCACAACAACTTCCACGACTACAACGACAACCACTTCTACTATTGCACCTTATGGGACTGTTCCTGTGACAGACCTCTCAACTACTACGACACTTCAAACAATCTCCACATACCCACCAGAGCCGACAATGCCAGACCCGCCAGCAACGGTTCCTCTGCCACAAATAGTTGAACCAGACTCGCCAGAGACAGTGCCTGTCCTACCAGAGATTGAAACATTTCCACCAGAAACATTAGAACTACCCCCCTACATTGTAGACACAATGCCATTCCCTGTGGACACATACCCTACTATTGAGCCACCGCAAACGCTACCGTTTGTCGGTGAACTGCCAGGACCACCTGACACAATTGAATTGCCATCAGACACAATGCCTGAGCCTCCTGCAACCTTACCAATTGAGTTGATTGCGGAACTACCACCTGAACTTGTCCAAGCCCTAGAAGATGCCAGTGAAGATGTGTCTTTGACTGAAGAACAGTTTGACATGGTTGTGGAATCTATTGCAGACTTAGAACCTGAAGAAGCGGTAGCACTAATTGAGCAAATTCTTGCTACCGCAGTAACACCAGAGCAAGCAACAGAATTGGCATCCAACCCAGATGTGCTTGCGGTTGTCACCTCAGAACAAGCAGAGGAAATCTTTGCCACTATTGATGTAACCGAATTAGATAACACTCAACTGGATGCTTTGGTTGAAGCGGTCCAGTCCGCTCCCGTGAGCGTGCGTAAGGCGTTTGAAAAGACCATAAACATCTTTGATGACGGTTTGGGTGACTACGTCCCAACAGGCTCGAATATCCCCGTACACAGCCGTAGGACGCTTATAGCGGTTGCTGCAGGTGCAGCCACCGTTGCAGTAGGACAACGAAAGCAGAAGTAACAGCCAGCACTATAGGTGTGAAGAAAATACTTTCTGAAATCCACGGTTTGACCTGGACTCTAGCCGGCACTGGAATGGTGCTGATTACGTTGTCAGGTTCTACGAGGGTCTTTGGTATTCAAATCACATTAGTAGCAATAGCCATTCACCTACTCGGTGCTATCTTTGGAGATACCAGTGAAAAATAATAATCAGTCAGTTGACCAGACCGCCAAGGGTGGTGTTTTGGGTATTGTTGTGTACTTGTGCGTGAAGTACAATGTTGATGCTGCTTTGACAGCAATGGCGATGCCATTGGTGGCTGCAGGATTGTCATGGGCTTCCACCAAGATTGGCGACCCAACTGTTGCATCGTTCATCGGTTCTAAGACATCACAGGGCAAGCCTTTGACTGTCAAGAAGGCTGCTAAAAAGAAAGCATAATGGAACTCACAGACCTTCTCAATGAGAAGGAATGGCGCAAGTGTAAAGGTCCAGAGAACGCAACCACCGAAGAACTGGTGGCTGCGTTCTCCCATTTCTGCTCCAACTATTGGCACATCAGACATCCTGAGCGTGGTCGTATCAAGTTTGAAATGCGTCAAGCACAAATTGAAACTGTGCGTTGTTGGATTGATGACCGATACACGATTGTTTTGAAAGCTCGCCAGATTGGATTCTCCACTCTGGCTGCCACATTTACCTTTTGGGAACAGTTCTTTTGGTCTGACCGATTTACCGTAATGCTTTCCCGCACTGAGCGTGAAGCAGCCAAGTTGCTGCAGAAAACCAAGTACGGTTACAAGATGATGCCGAACTGGGTTCGGCAACGTGGGCCTGACCTGCTGTCCGATAACCAATTGAAGATGGTGTTTGCCAATGACTCCGCTATTGAGTCATTGCCTTCTGGCAATGACCCTGCTCGTGGAGAATCTGTATATCGAGTGTTCATTGACGAGATGGCGTTTATCCCTAACGCTGCTGAAGCTTGGGCATCTATTGAACCGATTGCCGACGTAGGTGGACGTGTTAACTGTCTTAGCACAGCCAACGGTGAAGGGAATATATTCCATGAACTGTGGGTTGGCTCTCAAACTGGAACGAATCGGTTTACTGGAATCTTTTTTCCTTGGTCTGCTGGAGACCGTGACCAAGCATGGTATGACGCCAAGAAGGCAGATTTGCCTGATTGGCAGATGGCACAGGAATATCCTGATGACCCAGATGAAGCGTTTATTCGTTCTGGTCGTCCGGTCTTTGACCTTGAAGCCATACGACTTATTGAACCGATTGAACCTGACCGTGGATACTTGAAGGCATCACCTGGTAGGAATAGTTATGACTTTTACGAAGATGGTGGAGCTTTAGCTATTTGGGATTATCCCGCACGAGGCGAGACTTACGTTATTGGAGCAGACGTTGCAGAAGGTCTTGGGCATGGAGACTTTAGTGCTGCTCATGTGATTTCTGCTGACACTGGCATGGTTGTTGCACACTGGCATGGGCACGTAGACCCCGACATTTTTGGCGAAGAGGTTTTGAAAGAGATTGGGTATTATTACAATCGAGCTTTGATTGGTGTGGAATCAAACAATCACGGCTTGACCACCTTGAAGGGTTTGCAAAGGTCTGGCTATAGAAACATCTTTCGTCAGCGAAAGATGAACCATCGGAATCCACAGATTAGTGAAACGATGGGTTGGAGAACAACGGCTGTGTCAAAGCCTTTGGCTATTGACGAACTTAACGCCGCTATTCGTGATGAGAGTCTTTCTTTGTACGATGGTAAGACGATGGCTGAATTACGCACGTTTGTGCGTGAAGCCAATGGCAAGATGCATGGTTCGCCACATGATGACCGGGTGATGTCTTTGGCGATTACCAATCAGATGCTGAAATACGTTTGGTTGCCTGAATATCGGTCTGAGGATTCTCCAATGAAGAACACAATGGGTTGGTGGGAGAAGTACATAATTCGAGACATTAAGCCACAGAATGCACGAATTGGTTCTTTTAACACGACGTCCAGTACTTAGTAACGAATTGTCTTAATAGTTATGGAAGAATTTCGCTGTTTAGACTGCCTATCAACTTTTATGGAGGCAGAACTCCCTCGTAGGGGCTCTATTTGTTTTAAGTGCCACATCAAAGGCATTAAGTGGGGTTTTACTTATGGCAAAGAGGACTTTCATGGACCTACTGTTGTTGAGCGTCAGCGTGAGCAGATGCGACAAGCTGAGTCAGCTGGCATAAAGGCTGAACCAGTTGGGCAACGGTGGGTGTGACGTGGAACCAGTCTGGGTTCCCATTGTCGTCGCAATCCTCATGGGACCAGTTGTCGTCGTACTACAACGACTCCGAAAAGAAAATACCGACCAGCACAATGAAGGGCGCATTTTATTACGGCTCATTGGTAATAAGGTGGACAAAGTTGCTAGCAAAATTGATGGGCATATTGGTTGGCATGATGGTGTTAAAGACAGTGTTGGGAAAGAGGACTAATGGCTGAGAAGTACACTCTTGATTATTGTTTGAAAGTTTTGCTTGCGGACACCGTTGCAATGAAATTTACTGCTCATGGTTTTCATTGGAATGTTGAGGGACCTGATTTTGCACAGTATCACGAATTGTTTGAAACAATTTACGTTGATGTTGACTCTGCTATTGACCCTCTTGCCGAGAATATACGAAAACTGGATTGTTATGCTCCTTTTGCTTTGCAGCATTTTGCTGACTTGCAATCTGTTAAGCCTGTCACTGCTAAGCCTAATCCTTTGGATATGGCTACTGCTTTGTTTGCTATGAATGATGGTTTGATTAAACAGATTGATAAAGCATTTAAGGAAGCTACAAAAGCCAACGAGCAGGGTATTTGTAATTTTCTTGCTGACCGTGATAGTCAGCATAAAAAATGGAGATGGCAATTACGTTCGTCTATTAAGGGAGTTAAGTAATGGCTAGGACATCTAATCAAGAGCTGATTACTCGTTATCGCAAAAAGATTAACCAATCACGTCGTTGGCGAGAAGAAGAAAAATACGACGACCTTTGGCGTCGTATGATTGACATGTACCGTGGTAAGCATTATGTAAAGTCGTCAGAGAGTGACCAGTTGTTGGTCAACATTGCTTTTGCAACCATCAACGTTATCGCTCCTGGTGTGAGCGTTAATTACCCAAAGATTACGGTTAATGCTCGCAAGTCGGAGCAGGCTCCGAACGCAGTTGTGACTGAAGCGATTGTGAACTATTGGTGGAGACATTACGAGTGCCAGAAAGAGTTTCGTCGTGCTGTTAAGGACACATTGATTTGTGGTCATGGTTGGGTCAAGACCGGTTATCGTTTTGTTGAGAAGGATGTTGAACACGAAGTTTCTGACGAAGTTGCTGATGCGAGTCCTGAGTCAATAACTGAGTCTGCTCAGATTATTACTGAAGACCGTCCTTTTGTAGAGCGTATTTCTCCCTTTGATGTTTTTGTGGATTCCGATTGTACATCGATGTCTGACATGCGTTGGATTGCTCAACGCATTCGTCGACCTCTGTCTGATGTCAAAAAGGACAAGCGATACAATTCGGTTGCTCGGAATGATGCACAACCTAGCCATTATTCTCGTTACGGATTAGAGGGTGTTCGTGGTCGTGATAAACCACGACCATCGGTTGAGCCAGAAGATACTTATGTTGAGATTTGGGAATACTATGACATTGATTCAGGCAAGATGTCTGTGTTCTGTGATGGTGGCGAGAAGTTTCTTGTGAATCCAACTGATATTCCATTTTCTTTTGGACATCCTTTTGTTATGATTCCAAACTACGAAGTACCTGATTATTTTTATCCAATGGGTGAACTTGAAGCCATCGAGCCTTTGCAGATGGAATTGAATCAGACTCGTACTCAGATGATGAACCATCGTAAACGGTTCTCTCGTAAGTGGCTGTACAAGGAGTCGGCATTTGATGCCGACGGTAGGTCTGCACTTGAATCGGACGAGGATAACGTCATGGTTCCTGTTATTTCGGAAGAGAGTATTGGCAGTGTTGTTGGTCCGATGCCGGCGGTTATTAGTCCACCAGAGTTTTACAATCAGTCTGAATTGATTTCTAGTGATATTGACCGTGTATCTGGTGTATCTGAATATCAGCGTGGTTCTTTGCCCGAGATTCGTCGCACAGCGACAGAAGCCGGCATTATTCAAGATGCTGCTAATGCTCGTTCATCGGACAAGCTTGCTTTGATTGAGCGTGCGATTGCAGAGGTTGCACGTCGATTGGTTGCTTTGGCTCAGGAGTTCATGACTGGTGAGGCTGCTGTTCGTGTTGCTGGAACTGGTGCTAAACAGGTTTGGCTGAACTTCGACCGTGACTATTTGCAGGGTGAGTTTGACTTTGAGGTTGAGGGTGGTTCTACTCAGCCTGTGAATGAGACTGTGAGACGTCAACAAGCCGTTCAGGTTGTTGACGCTATGGCACCGTTTGTTAATACCGGCATTATTGATATGGCAAAACTTGCTGGTTATCTTTTGACTTATGGTTTTGGTATTAAAGATGGTGGTTCTTTTATTGTGCCACCTCCACCGCCACAGCCACCTGCTCCACCTGCGCCTGAACCGCAGATGCCACCACAAGGAATCCCACCACAAGGAATGCCTCCACAGATGCCACCGATGATGCCACAGGGAATGCCACAAGGTATGCCACCACAAGATATGGGTGGTGGATTGCCTCCTGAACTTGCATCATTACCTCCTGAGGTATTGATGCAATTGATGCAACAAATGCAGGGTGGTCAGCAACCACCTTCTGGCATGCCACCACAAATGTAACGATAAATATATAACTATAGAGCAACCCCTTGAAAGGACTCCATGAGTGAAGTAGTAAGCAATGAATCGGTGCAGGAAGTTGTCCCTGAGTTAGAAAGCGAAGGACAAACAGCTTTAGCAATTGAAGAAATTGAAAGTCTCAGCGAGCGTGAAATTGAATTGCTTCCTGTTGATGAGTTTGGGGACAAATATGTTTCCGTACAAGTTGATGGAAAAGAAGTTCAGGTTCCACTTAAAGAGGCGCTTTCTGGATACCAGCGTCAAGCGGATTATACTCGCAAGACACAGGAACTCAGTGAGCAACGGCGACAAGTACAGTTTGGTGGCGCATTGCAAGAAGCCTTGCAAAACGACCCAAAGGGTACTTTGGAATTGTTGAAACAGCATTACGGATTAGACGAGACAGCTTTGACCAAAGAGGAAGAAGAACTCCAAGACCCGGTTGAGAAACAATACCGGCAGTTAGAACAACGAGTGCAGGCTTTTGAACATCAAAAGGCTGCTGACGAGTTGGAACGTACTGTTGCTTCGCTGCAAGCGAAATATGAGGACTTCGATGCAAACGAAGTTGTCTCTAGGGCTTTGGCTTTAGGTTCAACCAATTTGGAGGCTGTCTACAAGCAAATTTCGTTTGACAAGGTGTACGAAGATGCGAAAGCTATTCGTCAAATTCGCTCTCAAGCGGCTTCTGACGAACAGACCCGCACTAGTGCAAAACGTCAAGCGGGAGTTGTAAGTGGTGGCACAACGTCGTCAAGTGCTGATGTTTCTGCCAAACCAATTACATCATTGCGAGAAGCATTTGAGGCTGCAAAGCGTCAACATGCTTAACGCTTAACTTAAGGAGAAAATTACATGGCTGCGAATAGCAACTTTGACAATCTATTAACAACAACCCTTGCAAATTACCGCAAGACCCTCACGGACAACGTATTTACTGCACGTCCGTTGACTTACACCCTCATGGAAAAGGGTCGCATTCGTATGCTTAATGGCGGTACGAAAATTGTTGAACCACTCATTTACGGATTGAACGACACTGTCGGTTCGTACTCGGGTTATGACTCAATTGCGCTTACTCCACAAACGGGTATCTCTGCTGCAGAGTTTGAATGGCGTCAATACGCTGGTTCAATTTCAATCTCAGGTATTGAAGAAGCCAAGAACAGTGGTGATGCTGAAATCATCAACTTGTTGGAAGCAAAAATCATGCAGGCTGAAGAGTCCATGCGTGAAGGTTTCAACACGATGTTTTTTGCTGACGGAACTGGAAACAGTTCAAAGAACTGGAACGGCCTTGGCAACTTGGTTGAGTCCGGCAACACGGTTGGCGGAATTGACTCGAACACCTACACATGGTGGAAGTCATATGAAGAGAACACTGCAACTGCTTTGACTCTTGCTCAAATGTCAACTGCATATAACAGCGTTTCGGTTGGTAATGACCACCCAGACACACTGTTGACAACTCAGACTTTGTTTGAAAAATACGAAGCATTGCTTCAACCAACACTCCGTTACACGGACACCAAGACCGCAGATGCTGGATTCCAGAACCTGTTGTTCAAGGCTGCTCCAGTAATGTACGACACTGGTTGCACCGCTGGCGTGTTCTACTTCCTTAACAGCAAGTACATCACTTTGGTTGGTCACTCGGACAAGTGGTTCTCACAGACCGCATTTATTTCGCCAGAAGACACAGATGCACGCTATGCGCTCATCATGTGCTACGGCAACTTGACTGTACGTAACCGTGCAAAGCAAGGCAAACTGACCGCTAAGACAGCCTAAGTTCAACAACTAGAAAACAAGGAGAAATATTATGCCACTATTAGCAAATGATACAGATGGTGCTCTCACACGCAAGCGTGTAGAGACATGGGCTGCACTTCGTGAGAAGGTAACTGTTGTTGCCGCTACCGATGCAGCAACTGTTCAAACAGCAGCACAACTTGCTGGTGCAGGTCGTGTGGTTTACACAATGACACCAACAGCAGCACGCACATTGACAACGCCAACAGGCGCATTGTTGGGTGCAGGATTCACCGACGAAGCAGTAGGAACCTCGTTTGAGTTTACTGTTGTTAACGTTGCAGCAGCAACTCACGCAATTACTGTGACTGCAGCAGCATCGGGTGTAACACTTGTTGGTGCAGCAGCAACTTTTGCGGTTGCAGCAGCATCTTCTGCAACATACCTTGGTGTGTTCACTGCAGCAGATACGGTATCAATTTACCGTAAGTAAGTAATCTAGATTGTGGCGTGGGTGGCTTTTCAGTCCCCCACACCACAGTTTTTATAGTTTTAGGAGAATAACATGCCAAAGAAGTATCGTCAGTTAGACAATCACGCAGATGCAACTCCGAAGTCTGGAACCGTTACGGCACCAGGTTTGTATGGTAAGAGCACAAATCCACCAGTACAAAAAAAGAATTATCAAGTTCGTCCAAACTCAGATAAATCTGAAAACAATTCACCAAAACACGAGCGCACAGAAGGAAAATCTGAGCGAAGAATGGAATACGGAAAATAATTATGGCTTACACACCAACACCTAAGAAGTATCCAAAGTCATCTTCGGCATCACGTCAAACTGGTGGTCGTGCAAAAGAGAGTATGCCAGGAGTTCGTGGAAGTGGCGAAGCCGCTTCTCGTGTGGGTCTTGGTCGTGCCAAGCCAGGTAATGGTAAAGCAAAATCAACAATGCCCGATTTTAAAGTTGGTGGTTCGTATCGTTCAGGTCGTGCCATTCAAGGTGCAACTGGTACCAAGAAGCGTGTAGACCGTGCTGGTGCTGCTCGTGAAGGTATGGGTTCGAAGTCCGGTGGTCGTGCTACTGTTGCTGGTGGTTTTGGTAAGACAATGCCAAAAAGTTCTGCTGCAGGTCGTGGCAAGGGTGGAGAAGCAATGGGTTCTAACAAGAGTTCATCTGCACAAGCAGGTAAGTATGCACCAAAGAAGAAAGCACCTGCTAAGGGTTCAAAGTATTAAGTAGGTAACATTTTGCCCTATTGGTATGAACCAATCGGCGAAACTTGCTCATACTTTATACGGGGAGCCAACTACTAAGCACTCCCGTCTTGCCCATGCAGAAGGCGCACGCCTTGCTGCTCCATCAGGCCCTTATATTGGGCGTAATCGTTGCATAGCCAAGGATGACACGTGTGAGGGCCCAAAGGCCCGTGGGACAGATTTTTGTATTGGACATTTAAGAAATAAGGGTGAGGCTTAATGGCAATAACGCTTACGACATTGCGTTCACAGGTTAGGGATATGTCCGACCTTGATGAAACCGATTTGTCTGATGCTGTTATTGACCAGTTTGCTCGTGAAGGATTTCAACGCATTTATGCGTTGGAACGTCGTTGGCCTATATTGCAAGAAACATATACATTTAGCACGGTAGCTAATCAGCGTGAATACACAATATCTACAATTGGGGATATTCGAGAAATTATTTCTATTGTAGATACTTCGGCTCAAGGTGCTCGTCTTCATTTGATTGATTACAACCAGGCCGAAATGGTTTGGTTGGGAAATTTGGATGTTGCTGCTCGTCCATACTTTTATAGTTTTTGGGACAAGAAGATACAGTTGTGGGCTAAGCCGAACATTGTTTATCCCATGACCGTGCGAGCATTTCGTAATCCTGTTTATACCTGGTTGACCGACATAACTGAGGATATTGACCTTGACGAATGGTTTCATGCCATTCTCCCCTATTTTGTGCTTGCCCGTGTATATCAACGCCAAGAAGACTCTGACCTTTCCAACATGTATATGAAATCATTTGAAGAAGGTGTTGCGTTTGCACGACGTGACTTGATGAAAGCATCAAGTGCACAACCTGTTGTGATGTCCGGCGGACGACAGTATCCGACTTTGCAACGTTGGTTGCAAACTCTTGGTAGAACTCTTAAGAATTATTAATCATGCCGCAAATTCTTGTTGAAAGACGAAACGATTTTACTGGTGGTTTAAATCTTCGTGCTGACCAATTTCAATTGGCGGATAACGAATCTCCAGATATGTTGAACATGGAGGTTGACCCTCGTGGTGGTTTGTTTACTCGTGGTGCTTATCGTGAAATTAATTCCACTGCAGTTACAGGCACATGGAGTCCGAAACGTTTGTCTTGGTTCAAGGGAACCAGTCAGTATTTGATGTTGAGCACAGAAACTTCTGTGCATACTTCTACTGGGTCTAATTTTACTCAACTCAATTTTGGTGCTGCTCAACCTGTTGTGGCTTCTGGCGGTAATGGCATCGAGTTTGCCCAGTGGGGCGACACGATGTATATGGTCACTGGTTCTGCTGCTACTGCTTCGTATAAGTGGAAGGTTACTGACACTTATGCTACTGCGTTGACCGCAAGTGGTCCGACGTGGCAGGCTTATGCAAGCCCTGTTGGTGGATATTTTCCTAAAGCGGAACACACAATTCAACATACAAACAAAATGTTTGTTGCAAATACAAAAGAAGATGGAACATCTTATCCAAATCGTTTGCGTTGGTCGCATGAAGGTTTACCATCAGATTGGTTGCAATCTGACTATATTGATTTTAATGGTGGTGGTGATGGTATAACTGGTTTGTCTGTTGTTGCTGGACATCTTGTTGTGTTTAAGCCACAAGCCATTTATGTTCTATTTGGATACGATTCAACTGACCATAATGTTGTTGAGTTGTCTTCTGTTTTGGGTTGTGATGGTTCTACAAAAATTGCAACTTCAGAAAACGGTGTATATTTCTATACACACACTAAGGGATTGTTTTTTTACAATGGAAACACTGTTGTGGATTTGTTTCAAAATCTTAAGTCAATGTATCCACTTGGATACATTAGTGATGCTTATACATCTAAAATAACTGTTTCTTATGTTAATCGTCGTGTTTGGCTAAGTATGCCTTATTCGACTATCACATCACCTTCTACCGCTACCATAAATTTTGTTTACGACCAATCTATTTCCACCAATGGTTCTTGGGTTAAACATTCATCTGGAGATGGATATGGTCTTGTTGGTGGAACAGATTTTATTACAACAGCCGGCGGAGTTAACCCATTGATGATGCACTCTTACATACCTCGTGTTGTGCGTGTTGATGTTTTTACTTCCGAAACAGATTTGCTTGCAACTGTAGAAACAAACTTTGCATCAACTTATCGAACTGGTTGGGTTGATGGTAATAGTTATTCTATGAAAAAAATGTTTCGTAGACCAGACTTTGTTTTAAAACAAGTTAATACTCAAAGAACTTTAAATATACGTGTTTTTCATAATTTTGAAGAGGCTGTTGGTAATCAACGCAAAAGTATTGATATTGTTTTGCCACCATCTTCAAGTGGTGGTGTTTGGGGAACAATGCGTTGGGGAACTGGTACTTGGGGTGTTGTTGCAGCGGGTGCAGAGGTTCGTCGTGGCTCCAATCTTGGATTGGCTCGTTCTGTACAATTATTGTTTACTGGACCCACTGGTGGTTACTGGGGCATTGACAGTATTGCTTATAAATATAATAATCGAAAGGTCACTGGATAATGGCTATTACTATTACAAATACTTTTGTTGATGCTGCGATTGCGCAAGCATCACAAGTCAACACAAACTTTACTGATGTAAAAAACTTTGTTGACGCACTACAAGCAGGCACAGGTTTTACTCCTGGTGCTATTCCTACAGCCGCTTTGGCTACCAATGCGATTACCGCAATCAAAATTACTGATGGTGTTGTTGCTTATGCAAAACTTGATTCGGCTGATGTACCCAGTGGTCTTGCCGTAACCGACCAGATTGTGCTTGGGGGACAGATTTTCGGATGAGCCAACCACTATCAATTCCTGCTGTAACGACACTTAATTCTTCGGATGCTGTTGCTATTCGTGTGATTGTGTCTTCGTTGATTCAGGCTATTGATTCTTTGCGTAAAGATGTAGAGCAGTTGAAGCAACGTCCTATTCCTAATAAAGATACTCGATACAAAGGTAATTTCTAATGGCATTTAATCCAGCAGAATACGCAGCTCGTTTGCAGGCTCTGATTAGTGGTTTTAATACACAGAGTAGTCGTGCTTTGTATGACAATCAGATAATGAATCAGACTGGTCGTCGTGCGATTGCTGATGCAAACGCACAGTACGACAGGCAGGCACCACAGTTGGTTGCTGGTTATGGTCGTAGTGGCCGTAATACTGCAAACGTCAAGAGCGGTGCATTTGCTAGTGCAATGCAGGACTTTGCCAAAGACCGTGTTGATAAGACTGGTCAAGCGCAGGGTGCGCTTGACACTGGTAATGCTTTTTATCAAGGTGATTTGGGTGAGCGACAAGCGCAACTAAAAGCAGACCAGGGTGTGCTTGCACAGCAGAAGGCTCAGCAAATTGCTGAGGATGCAGGACAGATAATGCAATACAGAGCAGGAGCGTACGCATAATGGCAACAGGTGTAAATACTTACGATTGGGTAAATGGTGCTTCTGCTAAGATACAGAATGCTCCTCGTACGGCAGACCGACGTGACCGTGTTGAGAGTTTGGTTGGTACTGCTGCTCTTGGACAAATACCATACGATTATAGTTCTGGTACTAAGGCACAGAATGATGCTTATAATTTAGCTAATAGATATAATCAGCCATCTATTAAGCCTCCTGTACAGGCAGACCCTTTTGTTGCTTATGGTGGTATTGCTGGTTTGACGAAGATGCTACAGGGTGGTGGTTCTGGGGGTTCTGGTAGCAAGGACAGTTCTCTTGATTGGGCCAAGTGGAACGCTGAGCAGGCTGCTGCGAAGAATACTACTGATACTCAACTTCGTGCTTTGCAGGGTTTACAGGGTCGTCTTGCTTCTGGTGGGTATCGTGGCAACGCTGACACGTTGCTTGGTCTTATCAATGACCAGAATACACAAGGTCAGGCTTCTATTTGGGACAATTACAATACTGGTATTAGTAATATTAATGCTGGTTATGACATGGCGCAGGGCATGGTGAATACTGGTTATGGTGATTTGAATAAGTATTTGACAGCTAACCAGAGTAATCCTTACGCCAACTTGCAACAGCAGGTAAGTCCTGTGAATAATGCTATGGCTAATTATTTGAGTGCTTATGGTGTTTCCAATGACCCCGTGAATCAGCAGGTTCAGGCTTCACAGATGGCGAATCAGCAAGGTGCTGATTCGTACAATCAGTTGCAACAATTGATGTCTGCCAATCAGTTGTCAAATAATCGGTCGAATCTTGATGTGTCACAAATGGCGCAGAATTATGCAACAACTGGATTGGGTTCTCAACGTGCTGCATATCAAGCCAATGCTGATACCGCACGAGCAAGTGCAATGAATCAATTGATGGACCAGATTAACCAGGCACGTTATGGTGTTGAACAGGGTGTTGGTGAGAAGAAGACTGCTCTTGAGGAAGCTATTATTGCTGCTGGTGGTGCAGTTGATGGTTCTACTGCTGGTGCTGGTGCAAATGCTCAACCGGTTGTTGCGGGTAGTGCTACATCTCGTGCAGAGCAGGTTGCTGCGGCACCAGATAATTATCCAAACTTTAAGGCTGCTTTGGCAGACCTGAATCCAAATTATAAGTTTACAACTATGGCTGCAGCTAAGAAGAAATTTCCCGCTTTGGCTGGCGCGTTCTAGGGAACAAAAGGACTAATTAGTATGGCTGACCCGTATTCCGATTTGATTGCAGCAATGATTGCTAGCAAGGGTGGGTCTGACTTTTCGTCGAACACGATGGACCCTGTCATGCAGTATCTTAATGGTACTTTTCAGTCTGCACCTTCTTTTACTCTTGACCAGTTGTATCAGCGCAATGCCCCTACGACTGCGTCTGCCGTTTCTTTGGGTTCTTCATCTCCTCATGCTATTGCTGCTGCTCGAATTAAGTCTGGCACTCCTGCCTGGCAGTTGTGGAATGCAAAAGATTTGCAACCACAATCTGGCATGAGTCCTGAAGATTGGAAATCTTTTGTCAATACTTTGGCTGATGAACATCAGGTTGTTCAGAAGGCAATGCTTGACCAAAGTATGCAACAGGATGTGTTTCAGAAGGCTGGTATGCGTGGTGCTAATGAGAATTATACTGACATGAACTCAGATGGTACTTTGAAGTTTGGTGCTGAAGCCATGCAGTATGCTCCTCAGCAATTTGCTGACCTTACTGCTAATCTTCCCGCTCAGCTTTCTTCTGACGCTACTAGGCGTCAGAATATTGCTGCTAAATTTGGTGATGTTTTTCTTACGAGTGATGTTGACAAGAAGAAGTATTTGGAGAACAAAGCAATTCAGGATGTTATGGGTAAAGAGAAACAACATGCGAATGAACAATCTCAGCGTAATTGGTTTATGAAATTGCTGAATTCTAGAATTCAAATGCCTGGTGCCCCTGTTGGTAGGGCCAAGGACCAGGCAGCAAAGGATTTTCTTGCCTTAAAGGGTGCGGATATTAAAGACGAGCGTCTTAGTTCTGAGAATCGTTCACGTGCCAATGCTATTAATGCTTATGCAGACCGCAAAGAGGGCAGTGGTGCTAATACACAGCAACAAGCATTTGACCTTGCTTCTCAAATACTTTCTTCTTTGCAGCAACAGGGTTCTACTCCTTTGAAGACCGACATCATGAGAAATGCTATGTTGAAGCGTTCAACGAAGAGTGGCTAATTCGCAAAATAAGCCGGTAGACATTGTTGCGCAATTGAATGCAATTGCCGCAAAAGACCCAGTGTCTCGTGGTATTGGTAAGCCGTCTGTATCCAAGAAGCTTGATACCTCTTGGTTTACACAGGTTCCAACATTGTCACAACAGGGTGTGACTTCGAGTTTGTCTTTGCAGTTGGATGCAAACCCTTACATAAAGAACAAGTTGCCTGGACTGCCTAAGCCTGGTGTCGGTGCAAGTGCGTTGAAGCACTTGCTGATGCCATTGCAGATTCTTGATACACCACGTCGTGCTGTGATTTCTGGTATCCGTGAGATTGTGGACCAAGTTGATAGTGACTCCAATACGAAGGCTTCGTTTTCTGATTTTTTAAATCAGACCAAAGAGTTTGATTACGGTTTTGGCAAGGCATTCCCGATGAAGGGTTGGGCTGGTCGTATTGTTGGTTTAGTTGGTGATGTGGCTTTAGACCCTTTGACTTGGGCTACCTTGGGTGGAACAATTCTTGCTAAGGGTACTATTAAAACTTCTGGCGCATCTCTTGCACACCTTATTGAAGGTGGGGTTGAGAACGCTACTGCAGAGCAGTTGGCAAAGATTGGTGTCACAAAGTTGGGTGATGACTTGTTTGAGACATCTGCTCGTAAGGCTGTTTTTGGTGTTAAAGGTTCTGGACGTGCAGCTGCTAAATCTGTTATTGGTCGTGAGGGTAGAGAGAAGCTTGCTGTATTTACGCAGCAACGCATGGAGTGGATGACTAAGAGTGGTCTTGCTAATTTTTCTGAAGCAGAAATAGCATCTGCCTATAAGAATATTGCAGCGCAAGGCAAGCAAGCTCTTCCTGAGATTATTTCTAAAGAGCTTGGTATTAGGGGACCTGGTGTTTATTATTTTGGTAGTCGGGTTAAGGTTCCTGGTAGCGATATTGTTGGTAAGTTTCTTGAGCGTGGTATCACCGCTACTCGCCTTGGGTTTGTAAATACTAGTGGTATTAAGTCATTGCATGCTGCTATAACGCCTCGTGGTGTTGGGGCTATTGAGTATTTTGGTGAAGGCACTATCAAGAAATACCGTGTTGCTTTGGCGAATGGAAGTTTGAGTGATGCTGAAGCACAGCTTGCACGAGTTATTTTGAATGCTGATGATATTCGTCGTATTGGTTTTTCTGAAGCAGACTTTGCTGCTGTGCAACGTTTTGGTTCTTTGCGTGAAGAGGTTATGAAGCCTGAGAATAATCCCGTTCGACATTTGTTGGACAATGTTGAGAGTGGTCAGGCCATGATTGATAAGGCTGCGCAACTTGGTCTTTCTTCCGAGCATTTAGATTTGGCTCAAAAGTTTCGTACTGTTATGGAAGACCTTCATGGTATTACCGATGAAGCTTGGAAGACTGTTGTTCCTGACCATGTTATTGGTTATCAGAAAGGTTATTTGCCGCACAACTCTACTGAGCAGTTTGTTCAATTGATGGATGAAGTTAGGGCTGACCCTGCTATGGCAGGTTTGTTGCCGGATGATGGTAGTGCATTGCATATTGTTGGTAATTTTAGGCAGCGTGGTTTGAAGGAAGGTTCTCCATTCTTTGGCACAATTCTAAAGAAGGAAGATTTGACGATTGACAATCTTAATGAGATTGTCAATACTTGGTTACGCAGTGAGGGTCGTCCTGTCTTTGATGCTTTTGATACCGACATGAAGAATATTGTTCCTGCTTATATTCGAGGTCATGCCAACATGATGTCGAACGTGGCGATGATGAATGAGTTTAAAAAGACTCCTGAGTTTGTGAAACTTTTTGAAAGTTATTTTGGTATTGCTCCTGAGTATTTGAAGCAAATGCACAAGAATTCTGCTCATGCATTTGAACAGGTTTTGACTTCTATTAAGAATTTGCATTCAGGTTTGCGAGACAGTCTTGATGTTTTGAAGTCACAACTTGAGTTGAAGTACGGCAGCATGGATGCTGCCTTGATGGCACTTAAGAATCCTGCCGTGAGTGAAGCAGATGTTGCAGAGTTGTTGGGTCATTTGAATACAGCGATGGCTGATGCTGCTATGAAGCATGCCGAGATGGTACGTGCTGATGGTGTTATTGCTGGCATGTTGCCGGACACAGATGGTTTTACTGTTTATGCAAAACATGCTGTAGAGTCTGGTAATTTGCAGAAGCGTTTTAAAGACCTTTCTGAAGAAGGTCTTGCTCTTCGTGCTGTTGAGTCATCACCTGAGCATAATCAGGCTGTTACTGATTTTCTTACAAAGTTTGAGAAGTACACAGAAGACGCTGCTTTTCATGCACGTTCACAGGAACAACTCATGGAGGTTTCTGCATATCTTGCTCCTCTTGCCAATTCTTCTCCTTTGCAAACATCTGGTCTTTATGCTGAAGTGGTTAATGTTGTTAGGAAGTTGGGTGTCGGGCAACCCATTGTCCCAACTAAGGCTGTACATAGTTTGGAACAGATTGATAGTGTTGTAGCTCGTTTGGGTGAGACTGGTTCTCGTGACATGGCTACTTTGTCCCCTGTTGTGGAGTCTTTGCGTGTTCATCTTAAGGAACGTTTTCCGGGCATGGCTAAAAAGATTGATGAAATACTTAATGATGTTAAGTTGCAGGCTAATCGTCCTGCTCAGCGTATTCCCACAACTGCCGAGGTTTCTGCCTTAGAGAAGGCTTCTAAGGCTGCTGCTGGTCGTGCTTCTGGTTCTCCTCGCTTGGCAGCTCGTGCTGCCAAGCTTGCTGATGATTATCAGATTGCTCTTGATTTGGTTAAGAATGGCACTACGGGTGTTTCTGATTACACAGAGGCTTTGTTGAAGGTTCGTGTTTTGGTTGCACAACAAAAGACATCAATTGAGTTAGCACATTTGCGAGAAGTGTTTTCCTATTACGGTGTTGATTTGGGTGATTCGATTACGCAGGATATTTTTAGAAAGAATGTTGCTTTGATTTCTCAAGGTCGTGACTTTGGTAAGTATGTTGATGACGCTGTTCGTGTTGACATGCAGATTGCTGATTTGGAAAAGATTTCCAACGACCTTGCTGTGCGTTTGAATGAGAGTATTCGTGTTCGTCCCGTTGTGAAGTCTGTAGGCAAGAAGCCTGTTGAGCGTGTTATTCCGGCTGCTGAGGCACAGAATGAACTTAATATTTTGATGCAGTCTCCTGAATATGCTTTGGCCAAATCTGCTCAGAATCGTAGTAGTTCTTTGATTACTCTTTCTGAATTGAATGGACACAATGTTGATTGGACTTTTGGTGGTCGTGTGTCCCCACCTACTTTGCGGGCTGCACAATCTCTTGGTGGGGATGTTTCTTTGGCGTCGTATTTTTCTTCTTCTAAGTTTTGGAGGAACATCTTTGTGCAACACAAAGATGCTGGTCAGATTGTTTCTTCTATTACTGATTGGGCTCATACTGATGCCGTTCTTCGCATTACTAATCCTGAGATGTTGCTTCGTGATGGTGTTGACAAAATATCTCATGAACGTTCTTTGCAGTATCTGGTTGATTATCTTAGGGAGCAAGATGCGCTCAGTGGCAAGTTTATTGCTAATTTTGATACTGCGTCTGCTAATCGTAGTATTATTGAAAAGTTTTGGGGCAGTTCTGGTGAACGTGTTCTTCTTAAGAGACAAGAAGAACTTGGTGCTGCTGTTCTTGCTGATGGTGTTAAGTCTGCTACTCCTGTTCAGATTGCTGATGCTCAAAAGGTTATTGCGGGCAATATTGATGCACTCAAGGCAGAGCAAGCGAACCTGCGTGGTGAGGTTAGACAAGCAACTGTAGATGCAGTTTACACACCTATTGTTCTTGATGATGCTTTCTCTAATTTATCTGCTGCTCGTGTCAAACTTAAGGAAACTGGTTCAGAAGAATTGTCTGCTTCTATTGATGCCGAGCGTAAGAGTTTTGGTACCGAGGTTGATGCTGCCATTAACGATGTTGTTAGTGTTGGCCCCGAGGCTCCTGCTGACTTCAGGAGTTTAGATAAACTTCGAGCAAGGCTTGGTTATGAGTTTACTGGTACTAAGGCTGACGAAGCTCTGAGTTATAAGTTTCAAGTTGTTTTAAATGACTCAAAGCGTTTTGCTGATGATGTTGATAATGTGATTGTTCACACTCCTTTTGAGCAAAAGTCCCGTGAACAGTTGTTGCATGAGATTGAGACTCTTAAACAGATGCGCAGTATGGGTGTTGAGACTATTGAGATTAAGTCTGATGGTATTAGGCAGATGATTAAGGTTCGTGAAGATGCTCTTGGTATTCAGCGCAAGGCTGCATCTTCTAATGGTTTGCCTGTGTCTATTGAGCTTAGGATGAAGCCAAAGAAGCAGGATGGCAAGAACGTTATAGATTCTGTTACTAATCAAGTTGTTATGGAACCTGATGTGCGACCCTCTAATGTTGGCACCTATCGTCGATACGACGATGGTACTGCGTCTGGTCGTTTGTATCTTCGTAAAGAGGACATGAGTCGCATGAAATTGCCGGCGAGAAATGCTCGTGCACAACAGTTAAGTCCTACTGATAAATGGGTTGAGGTTCGTTGGCGTCCTATTACTTCTGATGATATGAAGGCAACATTTGTTCAGGGTGACGAGTTGGCTACGAAGGCCAATAGAGAAGCACTTGGTTACTTTGCTATATATCAGAAGCCTGGTGATGAATCTTCTGCTGCTCGATGGTTGAAGACTGTTGAGTACGGTGACGAACAGTGGGCTCGTTCTACATCTGAGTATGGTTTTACTAGCGAGCAAGCTAATACTTTTGGTGGTGTTATTGAGACTGTGGATTCTCCCGATTTACTTGGTCTTGCTCCACGGCTTCCTGAGTCTTTGACTGTTGACGCACCCCCAAGACCCATGACTGCTAGTGAAGAGGCTATTGCTCGTTTGCAATCTGATTTGGAATCTATATCTACTACTGTTGACGCATCTAATGCGTCAAACAAGAAGGCTCGTACTGCTGCACGTTCTGCGAATACGAAGGCGCAGAATCTTGTAACGGATTTGCAGGCTCAGTTTGATTCTGTTAAGGGTTTAGTGCAACCACATGACCCTGTTGCGATTAAGAAACTTGAAGACCGTTTGTTAGAAGTCCAGGACATGATTAATAGTACGCAACGTGGTGTTGCTTTTGACCCCACAGTTCGTGTCAATAAGACTTCTCGTGTCAAGAGTAAGATTGATGGTAAGTACTACAATGAATCCAGACCAGTTCCTTCTGGTCGTACTACTGTTCGTACTCGTGTTGCTGGCACATCTTCTGCTGCTCGTTCCTATAATCAGGGCATCAAGACTCTTGACGAGGGTATCGAGATGCTTCGCACTTTTGGTACTCGTGGTCCAGGTTTTGCACATTTGGAAAATATTGCACAAAGACAAATTCAATTGCAGGCAGAGTACGAAGCAGCCGTAGCAGTTCTTGGCAATACTGAAGTTGAGCAGCGTCTTATGGCAGGACTTCAGAACTCTATTTATACTTTGGAGAAGTCTGGCCGTGTGAATAATGCTGCTGGTCAACAGGTTGGGCAGTTTGCTTCTAGTAATGTTCGCAAGTTTTTTCCCGACCT